ATGAGCGGCTGGCTCCCGACCTTGATCCGCAAGTGGCACCTGGCCGGCTCGAGACTGTTCCGGCGATCGACCACCTCGACCCCGCCTCCACATCGAAGCGAGGGACCGCTGTGCGAGTACGACAGCCTCGGCCTGTAGCTCCTCTGAGGCCGGTCCGCAGGCTGGATGCGCTTCGTGTGGGGCGGTTTCCCGTCGTGGCAGCGCTACCCGACAGAACCGCTGCCATCAGCGAAGAACAGACAACGAATGCCCCTTTCTCGACGTCGAGAAAGGGGCATTGGCGTGGGGCGGGCGGGGCTCGAACCCGCGACCAATGGATTATGAGTCCTATGCAGACCCTCCACCTGCCTCGTGGTTCCAGAATGAACCTCCTCTAACCATCACTTTTCACCACAATCAGCCATCGCCTTCCACTGTCAATCACCCGCAAGTGTGGGCAAAATGTGGGCACGCCGAGCGAAGCTCACTCTCGACGCCTCCTGACCGGAGGCATCCTCCCTGCATTGATCCACTCCTCTACCGCTTCCTCGGACAAGATGAAGGTCGCAGGAGCCATCGCTGATTGTCCCGCCTCGGCTGGAAGCACCCGTGAATGGAGAACGCAATGGCTGAGCGAAGGATGCCGCGGAGGACCCCGACGGTTTGTGACCAACTTCCCAGCTCCGTCAAACCAGACCGACTTGTCGGCTTCGTCTGCTATCCATGTGCCATGCGTAGAACACTCCTGACCGGCATCGCAGCGCTTGGGCTCCTCGTAGCTGGGTGCTCCTCCGATGAACCCGAGACTGCTGCCGCACCGACGTCGTCGACCGCTTCACCGTCGGCTACCTCCGCGTCGGCCACGACCGTCGAGCCGGTGGATGAGACGACCACGTCGAAAGCGCCCACCGGGCGAGCCCTCTACGCCGAGACATGCGCAGGGGCCAAGGAGTTCTTCGGAGGTATCCAGGAGCTGTCCAAGATGATGGGCGAACCATGGGATGCGAAGAAGGCCGCGGACGAGTTCATGGATTTGATTGAGCATCCCGAGGACTACCCGGATCTCCAAGAGCTGGCCGCAGAATCTGGCAATCCCACGGAGAACGAGGAGTGGGACCAGCTGAGCAAGTCTGATCAGGAGCAGATCCGAAAGGCCGTCTACGCGGCCTCGAAGGGTGAATGCTAGAGCCATGGCTCGCCGCGCGTCTGGTTCTCAGCATCCGTTCTGGGTGGCCTTTGGGGCGTTGTTTGTTCTCGGGTTGATCATCAAGTTCTGGTGGGTGATCGTGCTCGCCCTGATCCTGGCCGGCGCCGTGTATAGCGGGGTGAAGGGGCGGCAGCGCCACCAGGCCCGGGAGGCTGCGGCTGCCACTGAGCGCGCCAACATCGCTGCCCGTGCCGAGTACGAACACCAGCAGTATCTCGCCGGTGATGACATCGGCATCTACGGGCAGTACCAGCCTCCGAAGGTCTGATCCTGTCGTACCCCACAGGTATTGTCCTGTGACGTGGCTTCCGGGAAGTAGGCCACAACGGACGCCCCGAGTAACCCTCGGGGCGTCGGTCGTTTCACGGCCCGCCGGCAAGCTGCAGTTCCCACCGCACCCAGTCGAGCGCCTCACGCACGGCGGGGTCGTCTGGGTCGTAGCCCTCGGCGCGGATCGCGGCGGCCTCGATGGGGTCCATACGTCTTTTGACGCGCACGCCGGGCGTCTGGTTCCGAACAATGGCGCTGGTTCCGCTCCCGCGCCGACTACGAACACCAGCAGTACCTCGCCGCCAACCCGATCGGGATCTACGGGCAGTACCAGCCGCCAACTACCTAGGCCCCCAGTAGGGACTTCACCCGGTTTCGCCCCAGAAACGCATTACATCGATGTAATTTGGCGGAATGACTGTCGCCGTGTTCGTGAAGGTCTTCGATGGCATCGTCCTTGCTACAGACTCAGCGACAACCGTTGGCCTTCCAGATGGTTCCGCGCAGGTCTACAACAATGCCGACAAGATCTTCCACCTGCATCGCCACCTGCCCCTGGCAGCCATGACGTGGGGGCTCGGACAGATCGGGCCTGCAAGCATCTCGACGCTAGCCAAGGATCTTCGCCGCATGTTGATGGGTGAGGATCCGCGCTATCCCGATTGGAAGCTTGATTCAGGCAACTATACGGTCGAGAAGGTCGCATCTATGACAGCGCAGATGCTCCATGACCGCCTGTGTAGGCACTTTCAGGAACAGCCGGCCAGTCCTGTCGGCATGTTGGTCGCGGGATATTCCTCTGACAACTCACATCCAGAGGCTTGGGTCTTCTACGTCCAGGGCCTCGACACACCTCCAGCGCCAGAGTTGGTCGCGGACGCAGAGTCATCTGGCTGGCTTGCTTACGCCCAGCCGAGCGCGACAGATCGCCTCTTCAAGGGTTACGACTCCAGGCTTCTCGCCGAGCTGCTCGAAGCACTCCCGGAAGAGCATCATGCAGCCGTCATTACGACTGTGCGCAACCAGGCCCAGCAACCAGTCATGCCGGCCATGCCGTTCCCTGACGCGATCGCCTTGGCGAAGTACCTGGTCGAGGTCACCTCCGGCTACTCACACTTCCTTCTGGGCCCAGACACGGTTGGTGGCCCCGTCGAAGTTGCGGGTCTAAACAGGCATGAGGGCTTCAAGTGGATCAATCGGAAGCACTACTATTCAAATGAACTCAACCAAGGAGCGTAGTGATGATCCAGAACCATGCCTCATTCAGTAGCGGAAGTTCTCCTCGCCCTACGCCCCACCAGGACAGCCGCAGTTCCGGCGGCCAGATGTTCTCGATGCGAGACCCGAATCGCGGCACGGGATCGTCCCCGAGCGCGGGATCCTCACAGCCCAAGCCTAAAACCCGATAGCCACCCACCGAGAACGCCCCCACGAACTCGTCGCGGGGGCGTTCTCGGTTCTCCGGGTTCGATCAAGCTGCCTTCCATTCGTAGTGGAGGCGGTCGGGGTCGATGCCGGCGTGGCCGCGGCGGGTGGTGCGTTTGACGGTGACGTGGTCGAGGAGAACGGTGACGACGTCGCGGCGCCGGGCCTTCGATGTTTCCTCCCACCACTGCACGATCTGCTCGACGTCGGGTTCGGGTAGATCGTCGAGGACTTCACGTCGGCCGATGTGGAGTTCGAGGGTGGCTTTGCGGGCGCGAACGCGTTCGGTGCCGGCGCGCATGGTGGCGCGGTCGATGACACCGTCAGCGAAGTCTTCACCGAGGATCTCGAACCTCCGGTCGATCTCGGCAAGTTCACGTTCGGCATCGGTGCTGGACTGCAGTTCGTTCAGGGACTTCGCGAGGTCCCGACGGAACGAGGCATCGGACATGCGGGCGAGAACGCGCTCGACGACGTCAGCTTCGAGGTCGTCGGCCTTAATAGAGATCTTGCCGCAGCCGCCGGACCGGATCGCGCAGGCGTAGGAGTCGGGGCGGGTGCTCGAGGTGTTCGGGAACAGGGCGCTGCCGCAGACTCCGCAGCGGGCGATGCCGCCGCCGAGGAGGTGAACGCGGGATCGGTCTCCGATGAACCGGGCCCTCTCGGGTGCGTGGAGGAGCGCGACGAGTTTGGTGAAGGTCCGTTTGTCGAGGATCGGCTGTGCTTCGGCGCGGACGAGCTGATCGCCGCTCTTCCGTTTGCCGATGATCCGCGGGTTGGTGAGGGACCGCTTGATGGTGATCGGCTGCCACGTCTTGCCGGTGGCGGTGGCGATGCCGCGTTCTTCGAGGTCGGCGACGAGACCGCGGAGTGTGCCGCCGGCGAGGAGCTGTTCGGCCATCGCGCGGAGTTCTTTCGCTTCGGGTTCGACGATGGTGATGCCGTCGTCGGCCCATCCGTATGCGCGACTCACGTAACTGTCTCCCTCGATTGACTGTATCCACCGCCACTGTAGCGGAGAGTCTGCCGAGGGAGACAGGAACGAGCTAGCGGGTCAGTTGTCGTTCGAGTTCGCGTCGAGCCTGATCGACGGCAGCCGCCCCGGTCGCAGCGGCATGCTCGACGGCTGGTGCTGCGCTCGTGATCACCTGAGCGACTCCGTCAGCCGATGGCCGTGCGGCTATCGGTGCGCGGGTCACGTTCGCGCCAGCAACGATCGATGCGACCAGCCCGAGAAGCCATCCAGCTTGGTCGGAGATCGATGTCGCCTGGTCCTGGTCGATCCAGCCGAAGAACATCGCGACCGCGCACAGAACACCGATCGACGAGTAGATCGCGAGCCGGATCGCCGGCCACTTTTCGAGCACCATCACTTACCTCCCTGGTTCTGTTCGATGCGGGCCACGGTCTGCGCGATCTCCGCGACCGCGCGTTCGGTGCGGTATGTCGCGGCGTCGGTGAACTGCACGAACGTCGCCGCGTCAAGCTGCGCAGCGCTGCCCTTCACTAAGCTCGGCCGCGGCTTGCACAGTGCCTCGTACACTGCGCGCAGCATCTTCCGGTCCTCTTCGGTCATCTCGTCCTCCTCGATCGGTGCGCCGAACAGGGCGCGTAGCTGAGATTCATTGCCGCGGAACGCCCACGAGTCGATCTGCTTGCCCGCGACGTTGGCGCGTTGGGTGAACTGCAGGATGGCGACATCGAGACCTCCGTATCCCGCCCAGCCGGTGGCCTCGTCGCCCGGATAGAGCACAGATGCGTAGCCCGGCTGGTCGGTGCCGTAGCTCGACGCCATCAGCGGCGGCAGCCCAGACAGGTCCGGGGATCCGATGTGGCCCGACCAGTACCAGCGCGGCAGGTACAGCAGCGCGACCCGCACGCCGCGGCGTTCGACCGCGTCACGGAACGCCCGGATCTCGGCGACTCCACCAGACCCGGATTCGGCGTCGATCATCGCGGGGATGGATCGGTCCCCGAGGTGGTTCACGAACAGGTCAGCCTGCAACTCGATCGGGTCACCCGCGCGCAGGTAGTGGTAGCCCATCACCGGTAGCCCCGCCGCGCGGGCCGCATCACGGAACCCCGGCCACGTCTGGTCCCGGAAACCTGAACCTTCCGACACCTTCGCGATCACCGCCCGGAAGTCCTCCCGCGCAGCCTGGTCGAGGTCGAGTCCCTGCTGCCAGTTGCTGATGTCGACGCCGAACAGGGTCATCCGATCCTCCGGTGGTCGTGGGGATTCACCCGGGTAGGCGGCGCCGGCCAGCCACGGCAGCGGGTCGATCTTCGCGCCCGGGCTGTATCCACGCGGCATCACCGCCAGGTGCAGGTGCGGGCCCGTGGACTGCCCGTTGCTACCGACGTAGCCGATCAACTGCCCGGCCTCGACCCGGTCGCCGACCTTCAAGCCCGTCGCGAAGGCGTTCCACATGTGCCCGTACTCGGTCACCCCGGAGCCATCGGCGTCGGAGTGGTCGAGGACGATCCACTGCCCATACCCGTCCGCAGGTCCGATGTACAGCACCGTGCCACCCTGACAGGCGTAGAACGGTGTGCCGTCCGGTGCCGCAAAGTCCTGGCCCGCGTGGAGACTCCCCCAGCGTTGACCGAATCCTGAGGAGAGTGTGAACGCGCTCTCCGGCATGGGCCAGAATCGTTGTGCCATCAGGGTTCCTCCGGCGGATCAAGATGCTGCTGGGCCACCGCGAGTGGGTCGTCGTCAGTGTCGACTACCGGTTCGGGGGTGATCGTGATCGGATCGATGGGGTCCGGGGTGATCGAGAACCCCGAGGCCGAGACGAGTCCGTTGTCTCCGTCGTGCCCTTCGAGGGTCAGCCAGGCCAATTCTGGGTCGTAGCTGGCAGTGAATGTGATCCCGCCGAGGCCAGGGACGGTGAACTGTGTTGCGGTCATAGGTCTTTTGCCTTCCATTCGTCGATGCCAACAGACGGGATGTGGACGTAGGTGAAGATCGCGCCGCGGTGAACGTTGGCGGTCTCGAATCCCGTGCGGCGATACCCGGCGCCGCGACTCGTCTCGTCGGTCGTGTCCGTCCACGACAGGACTGAGGAGCCGTTCACATAGGCCACGAACTGCGTCTTTCCTGTGCCAGCGTCATCGGTTGCATGCAGCTCCACCACATCACCGGGTGACCAGGTTCGAGTAGTCGAGTTCTTCGTGACACCACCCGGATTAGCGTTGCTGTACGCGCGAATCTCGATGAGGCCCCATCGGATGCCGACGGCGACGTAGCGGGTCATGTCCGCGTTCGAGTGGAGCGCCACTTGCGACCTGGGGTTCTCTTCGATGTTCACGTTGGAGCGGTCGAAGCCGGTGATCTTCGCCGACACCGACTGGGTGTCGGTTGACAGCTGCGAGACGTACACGGCGCGGATGTAGTCGGTTCGGGTGGCGAGGTTGCCGTAGTTGGGCCGCTTCGATTGCGCGACACCGCTGCGGACGTCCATGCCGACGCCGTACACGGACCAGTTCGATCCGAGGGTCGACGCATCGGCGCGGTCGAAGAGGTCGACAAACGACACCTTCACGAGGCCGAACGTCTGCCCCAGGCACACCCACGGGATCCATGTCGACGACGTGTCGAGCTGGGCGGGGCTGAGCGTCTCTGAGATCGCGGACTGTCCCGACCGGTTCATGCCGAGTCGGGTCGGATGAACGCCGGACATGGCGGCGATCGAGGCGGTGTTCTTGCCGAGCAGATGGCGAGTGGTTCCGGAGCCAGTTTGGTGGACGACGACCGCATACCAGTCGCCCTTCGCGGAGATGATGTCGTTGGGCATGTCGACGCGAACGTCCTGGGCGGACGCCGAGAACGTGCCTTGCAGAGGATCGCTGGACCACAGGCGGGTCAGTTCGCCAGTCGGCCGCTTCGTGGTTGCGTCGCGCCCCATCTTGAACACATGCAGCCGGAATGCGGCGAGGCCGGTGGTGGGTCCGGCGGCGATGACGACACCAAGCGTGTTGTAGATGCGGGCACGCGTGGCGTTGATGTAGCCGATGTCGAGCCGGTTGAGCGCAGTGGTGTAGACCGGATCCATCCACGTGATCGACGCATTGTGCTTGTGCGAGTGGAAGCCCTCGCTCGCATTGCTGGTGTCGCCGTTGACGATTGTTGGCATCGGCGCCAGGTCGGCCCGCGGGAACGTGGCATCCTCAACGGGATTCAGCGTCACCCATCCAGGCACATCCGTCGGCACCGACTCTGGATCCGCCTTCGTCCCGATCTGCAGGTTCGCCTCGGCGATCGCTGTCGCGTTCGCGATGTTCGCTTCCTCGTTCGCTGCTGCGAGTGCAGCAGCCGCAGCAGCCTCATTCGCGGCGGTCATTGCCTGATCGGCGGCATCCGTTGCCTTCTGTTCGGTCCCACGGAACCGGTCAGCGAGCGGGCCCAAATTGAAGATGCCCCCGGTAAGGCCATTGAGACCGTCAAGCAGGTCGGCGATGAATCGGTTGATCCACTTGATGATCGCGTCGAAAACGGTCCGAGCGCCACCGAGGAACGTGTTAGTGAGCTGATCGAAGATCCAGTTCCCCAACGCAAGGAAGTCGGGGTTGGCGGTGTTCTGCCACGTCTCCGGGTCGACGTCCTGGAGCTGGCGGACAGTCGCTTTCGTGTACGCCTTCGTCGGCGTGTACTCCGGAACCCATGACGGATCCTCCGGTGGCTCAACAGCCGGCATCGCTACTCGACCTCCCCACGCACTTGCGGGTCGGCCTGCTCGAGCATCTTGTCCGCGATCTCCTTCTGCCGGATCTGCAGTTTCATCGCCGCCATCTGGTCCGCGTCGTAGCCAGAGATGTCGGCGACCACGATCGGCTCCTCAGCCCGTGCCGTCACGGGCTCCGGAGTATCGAGGGGAACCCACACCAGGTGTTCCTGGCCGACCTCCGCCACACTGTCGGGGTCTACCTGCGCCTTGTACCGCGGGTTCGGCGGCGTGAGCGGGTAGCCGAGGTTGTCGAAGAAGTGGATCGCCAGGATGTGCTCGGCCTCCGGCGCCATACTCATCCCCGGCAGGCCTTCCCCCATCGGGGCGTCCTTGAAGATGTCCGCGCCAGGATGACGGCCATCCCGGGCGAGCACGATTCCCGTCCGCTGATCCCGAATGATCCCGTCACGACGTGTTCTGGACACCAGCCGCCTCCATGTTCATTGGGTACAGACTCATCGTATCCACTGCCACTTCGATCACGACGAGACACCGATCGCCTGAACGATGCCCTTCACCTGTGCGATCTGCCGTGCCAGCATCGCACCCGGCTGATCTGGATCGGCGCCGTCGTCGCCGATCGCGATGTCCCAGCGTGGGTCCTTCGAGCGATCCCACGACACCTTCAGCCCGTAGACGTGGTCGATGTACAGGTTGCCGCGCTTACCGACCTCGACCGCGGTGCGGTCTCCGAGGTCGAAGTGCCGACCGACCCACCACGGTGCGCCGTCACGGACGGACACCTTGTACGACCGGTATGCCTTCGTGCGATCGAACCCAGTCCGGATCGCCTGGAGTGCACTGAGACTGAAACCGGTCCCACCTGTCGACTCCCAATACTCGCCATACCCTGGGCCGTGCGTGCCCATCCTTGCTTGCCGTAGCGGGTTCGCGACCCGATGGAACGCGAGCACGACGTCTTCGATCTGGGAGTCGAAGATGCCCAACGCGAGCCCGGCGTTGCCGAAGATCGCTCCGATGTAGCCGAGGATCGCGTTCGCGATGAGTTTCAGCCCGGCGTTCACCCAGTCCGGACTGTGACCGCCAGTGACGATCGCGCCCGCTAGCGCCTTATGAACCGATGCCTGCCACGCCCCGATCCCGGTCAGTCCTGTGCGTTGAGCGTTCCGCCACGTCACGAACGGCTGCTCCGGATGCGTCCCGAAGACCCCAGCCAGGGAGTACTCCGGCCGGTTCGGCTGACCGGTCAGCTGCGTGACGACCTCGTTGATCATGTCGTCGGCGATGTTCGTGACCAGGTGCATCAGGCCGTCGAAGATCGTGCCGGTCAGCCCGCGGTAGCCGGACTTGTCGACGACGTCGATCGTGAGCGTCGGCTTCGTCAACGTGAAGTGAGTCGGCGCCGGCTGCGGCATTCCGGGGAACCAGCGCTTCACCACGACCTGCAGACCGGCGTCTGCGAGGGCAGGGGCGATCACGTCGTGGAGGTTCCCGAACCGGGTCGAGATGACCTGCCACATCGACGTGTCGCCGAGGAACTTGCCCGGCAGCACCACGATCGGCCAGTTCGCCGGATTCAGGTTCGCCAGCCACGATGCCGGGTCGAACAGGTTTTCCGGCAGCGCCCACAGCGGACCGAAGCGGCGCAGCAGGTTCAGGAACATCAGGGTCTTGATGCCGAGGATCGACGGTCCCGCGAACACGAACATCTTCGGGTACTGCAACTCCGCCGGGAGCAGCGGATTCGAGTAGCAGATGATCTTCTTGATGTGCTCGTACTCGTGGAGGAACCTGACCTCGATCCACTCGAAGCCCTTCTCGTCACCCCTGTCCGTGATCGTCGCAGCCTTGCCGGTCCATTCCTTGCCGGCCATCTGGACGCGAATGTGGACGTCTTCCTCGTCTTCGAGTTCCTCGATCAGCCACTCACGGATCCGGTGATTCCCGAACAGCGTCAACGAGCCTTCACCTGTGTCGTTGAGCTTCTCCTCGAACGACGCCGCAACCTCCCCCACGATCGGGATCGGGTTCTCCCAGTTCTTGTCGTAGAGGGTCAGCTTCGGACGAGAGCGCTGAAGCGAGACCCGGTCGATCGTGCGTTGCCGGATCGTCGACCGGACCTCATCGCAGGTCATCAGCGGAGGCATTCACCGCTCCTTTCACGGTGGACACAAACCAGGTTGTCCACAGACACTTCGATCACAGTGCTTCACCGCCCCAGCAGCGATCCCACCGCTGCGTCGCGTACACGGACAGTTGGGTTTGGGCGTTACCTCCGACGAGGGTGACCGGGAGCTGCGCGTCGACCGTGTGGGGTGGGAGCGCGAAGTCGAAGTAGTTGCCGCGCATATTAGCGACCGCCTGAGTCTCCGGTTCCGTCTCCAACGGGATCTGCAGGGGGTGGGTCTGAACAACGAACGACCTGGCTATGGTGGGGATCTCGATCTTCTTCCGGATCCGCTGCCCCGAAACATCGTTCCCATTCGGATCCTTGTGGCCGGGCGGATAGACGCCGAGACCGTCCGGCACGAAGAGCGTCGACGCCCACGTCGGGTTCGTCGTCCACTGGTTCGAGGCGTACTCGAGCCAGCACTCCTGGTCGGCATGATTCGAGACAGCGAGCACACGCTGCGATATCCGAGCCGCACCAGTGCCGGTACCAGTGTCGAAGGTGACCGTGTCCTGCAGGGTCTTCGAGTACCAGTACGGGTCGCACGCGAGTGTGGTCAGCGCCCATACCGCGGACTTGAAGAGACCCGGGCCGCGTTTGAACAAGTCCTTCGGGGTGCGTTCGAGACGCATGGTGATCTCGCGCCAATCGTCCTCCCCCGGGCCGTGATACATACGCAGGATGAAGTCGCGGGGCTTGCCCTTCGGTGGCTTCATTACATGCCAGAGCACGGTCTCGATGTGCTTGAACTGGTCCCAGCTCTTCGCCCGCACGCCGAGGGTGAAGTCCAGGATCCGTTCCTCCACACGCGGAAAGTCGCTGGGCGTGCTGCCTTCCTGGTAGGCGTAGTTCTCCCGGGGCTGGGTGATCGGGGTGTGGTAGAAGCCGCTGTAGCCCTCGAGGAGGCTGATTCCGAAGGCGTCCATGTCGGGGCCGAAGATCGGTATCGACATCAAGTCCTGGCCGAACGTCGCTGACCGCGGATCCAGATCGCGGTTGATGATCAGCATCGGGAATCCGTTGTTGAAGTTCGGGTCACACGGAAACGTCATCTGCCCCTATCCCTTCCGGTACGTCTGAGTGACAGGGGTCATTCCATGGGCCAATGCGCGGATGACTTCGTCGCCGACCTTGCCGGGGTCCATGCCGTAGAAGTTGACGGTCTCCGCAAACATCGGCGCCTCCCCGCGCGCGGCCGCGGCGTCGTTCGCGTCGATCTGTGCCAGGCGCTGGTTCTTGACCCATCCGTCGATGTCCTGGTTGACCAGGCCGCCAAGTCCAACCGGCTCCGCGAACTGACCCGCAGTCTCCTTGGACGCGTTGATGAGGAGCTCCTCGACCCGGGGGCCGAACTCCTGGTCGTCCATCCACGCCTGGCCGGCGGCGAGGTCTGCTTCCCCGTTGCGCCACTTGTCGAACACGCGCCCGAACTCGGCTTGCTGCGAGCGCAGGTTCTTCGGGTCGTAGCCCTCGACGTAGTCGTAGGCGTCCTGAGCCTGCGCGGCACCCTGTGCGGCGGTCTTCAGCGGATCCACCGCGGGCGCCGGCGCGACGGCTGCCGCAACCAGCTCCGGTGCCGCGATCGGGGTCAGCGCGCGCGACGGATCCAGCATCCGGAGGATCGTGGCGATCTCCGGCCGCTCGAGCACCTCGACGAGACGCTCGAAGATCGGTGTCATCTCCGGCGACAGGACCCGCTCAGGCTTGATCGTGTACTTCGGCATCAGGCCGATCCCGTTCGCGATACCACCCTGGTCGTAGCCGTGACCGTGACCGATGACGTCAAGCAGGTCGGCGCCATACTTCTGCTCGCCGTAGCGGACCATCGCGTTCGTCATAGCCCACGGATCACGGCGGTTGTCCGGCAGCGACGGGTCGCGGTATGCCTGCCAGGTGTTCGGAATCATCTGCCCCAGCCCGACACCCGCAGCCTCACCGGTGCCGTTGACGTCCACGATCTGCTGCGCGATGTTCGGATCGCCACCGGACTCGGAGTCGATCTGCCGGACCCAAGCATCGATCTTCTCCGGCGTCGGCTCGTAGCCCTGGTTGCGGTAGGCGTCGATCATCATCTGGCGCCACTGCTCAGCGCCAGCCGAGACGTCCCACGCAGAGTTCCCGCCACTAGATCCGGACCGGCCGGCGAACTTACCGACCTCGGCGCTCGCCGCGGACTTGATCGCGTCGAACATCTTCCCCGGTACCTGACCGAACAGGGACGCCCCGAAGTCGGGAATTTCCTGCCCGAGCTTGCCCATCGCGGCATCGAACCCGGCAAGGACCGCCGACCGTGCCCCGGCCAGGCCTCCCCCACCGCCAGCGGAGATGAACTTGCCGTCCGAGGTAACCATCTGCGACATGGCCCAGTGGACGTGGTCCATGTGCTGCGAGTTCGTCGCGTCGCCGTAGTTCAGCGGCGTGCCGTTCTTGAGGTTCTCCCAGCCGTCCAGCGGCCAGTGGATCAGTTCCAGTGAGTCCGGATAGGTGGTGGCGATCCACCGCGCTTGCTCGGCGAGGTTGCCGAGCGGACCGCCCAGGTCGATGGCGCGTGCCGCCATGTGGTTGTCGTAGCCGGAGCCGACATCGGAGTAGCGGGTGCCCGAGGAAAGCTGCGCGTTCGGGAACGCGGTGCGGACTGCATCCCACATCGACCGCTGGATATCGGTAGTGAGCTCCGCACCGCCCTGGACGATTCCGCCGCTGGCGTAGGCGCCGGAGAGCTTCTGGACTGCGGACACGCCACCCGAGCGGGCGGCCGCGTTCATGGAGTTGACGTAGTCCGGGCCCATCGCGCGGGTCCACTCCGGCCGCATGACCGCCTCACCGCCGCCGACAGCGATGATCCGATCGTCCCGCCCGGGGGTGTAGCCGGACATGATGCCGCCGGTCGCGTAGCCGGTGATCTGCGCAACCGGTGCCGCCCAGTCCGGCAGGGAGGGGATCGCTGCTTTCACACCCATCCACGCGTCGCGGAGGCCGGTGTTCACGACCTTGTCGATGATCCAGTTGACCGGCGGCGCAACCAGACTAGGCATCCTCGCCCAGTCAGTGCCGAACCCGTCGACGACACCCTTAGCGAACTGCCCCAGCCCATCGAGGCCCTGCCGGAGCGCCGGGAAGGTGCCCTCGAGCATGCCGGTCGCAACCTGACCGACCTTGGCGCCGAGGTTGTCCCAGTTCTTCTGGCCCTCATCGGTGGTACCGAGCGTAGTTTTCGCGACCTCCGCGAGGCCTTCCATGTGCGCGGGGAACACGCCGTCCTTGAGGCCGGTGAGGACACCGGTGACGGTTTCCCCGAACCCGACATAGCGTTGTTCGGTATCGGTGAGCTGCTGGCGGTTCTTCTCGTTCTGCTCGGCGAGGATCCGGTCGAACTCTTCCGCGTTGCCGAACAACGCGATCCACTCACCGCGGTTGAGCTGCTTACCTGCCGAGGTGCCAGCACTGGAGGGAGCAGCTACCGTCGACGACCCCGACGACAACCCGCGTCCTCCGACAACACCACCGCCGGCATGGCCAGGCAGCCCGTACACAAGGGAGCGTAGAAATTCCGGTGATGGAGTCCACCCGGCGTTGATCGCCGTTAACAGCGGAAGATTCCGGTCCGTCTGCTCCTTGTTGATCACCATCTCGCCGTGAGCAACCCGCGCCGTTGGCAGACCGCTCGCATCCAGAGCGAGGATGTCATCTGAGATTCCAGTCCCCGGACCGAACAACACACCATCCGACCGCTGCCCTGCCAGACCACCCCTCGCCAGGAGTGGAATGTCGGGGGTGTCGATCGTGAAGCCCTTCCCGCCGATGATCGGGATGCTGTCCGGGACCTTCATCTCGATACGGAAGTCATTCCACTTCTGGATGACCCAGTTCAAGACGCTGGCGAACGTGTTCTTGATGCCGTCCCACATACCGGAGGCAGCCTGCGCCATCCGCTCTGGCAGCCCGGTCACGAAGTCGACGAGGCCGTTCCACTTGTCGACGATCCAGTCCTTGACCTCGCCGACCTTGTCACCGAGGCCCTGGAAGAAGTTCTTGATGCCATCGACCGCGCCGCCGATGAAATCGTGTGCCCGGCCGAGGTTCTCCTGGAACTGCTCGAGCCCTGGCTTGACGATCTCGTTGATGACCCAGCCGATGACGTTCGCGATCCCGTCGAAGACTCCAGCAACGATCGACCCCAGCAGCTCGATCGCAGGGATGAGGATCGGCAATAGGAAATTGACCAGGTCCGCAAAAATCTCGACGAGCGTGGTGACGATCGTGACGATCGGATCGATCACGGGCAGCAGTGCGATGAAGATGTTCACCAGCGGTGGGAGCAGCTTCATTGCAAGGTCGAGGATCACCGGCAGTAGAGGCAGCAGCGCCTCGATCACCTTCAGGAACGCTTCTGCGAGCGGCGGGATCAGTGGGGCGAGGGCCTCAATTGCCTTCATCAGGAGATCCGCCAGCAGGGTGGCGATCTGTCCCAACACCGGCGCCATCTGCACCAGGACCGCGCCGACGCTGGTGGCGAGCTGTGACAAAATGGGCGCCAGCTGCACGATCACGTCAGCGAGGATCGGGAACAGCTTTTCCGCGAGTTGCTGGATCACTGGTAGCAGGGGCAGCAACGCCGCCTGCAGGAACTCCCCGGCCGCGGTCACGATCTCGGTGAACACTGGCGCGAGTGCAGTGAGAGCTTGTCCAAGCGACTGTGCCAGTACCTGTGCAACGGTCGTCAGTACCGGCAGCAGCTCCGCGAAGATCGGCGACAACACCTGCAGCGCAGTTACCAACACGTCCGCAATCACCCCAGCGACCTGCGCCAAGACCGGGGCGAGCGCCTCGAAGATCGGCCGTAGCCCGTCGACAATCTGGCTGATCACGGGGGCTAGTGCCTCGAACACCGTCGTGAACGCCGGCGCCAGTGCCCCAACGACCATCCCGACGACCTCAGCGATGAGCGGCAGGATCGGTGCGAGTGCGTTGACCAGTACCGCGAAAGCCTCCCCGAGGGGTCCGATCGCGGGAGCAATGGCATCAATCGCCCCGACCAGGGCTCCGCCGACGGTCTGCAGGATCTGCGACAGCGGTTCGATCAGCGGGGTCAGGGCGGCGCCGAGGGACTGCAGCAGCTGCGCGAGGATCGGCATGATCGGTGTCAGGCCGTCGGCGAGCGCGGAGATGAACTCCGACAGCACCGGAAGCACCACGATCAGGGCGTCACCGAACGCGACACCCAACTGCCCCAACGACGGCGCGAGGGCGGCGATCGATTCACCAAGGACCTGCAGGACCGGCCCGAGGACCGGGCCCACGACGTTCCCGAACTCGATCAACCCATCCAGCAGCGCATTCAACCCGCCGCCGAGCCCGTCCATCATGGTCGAGAACACGGTGAACAACTGGGTCAGCGCCCCAGATTCGAAGGCGTCGGTGAACGCCTGCCCGACCTGGCCGAGCAAACCACCCACCGACGCGCCAACCTGATCCATCACCGGTGCCGCGGCGTTCCCGATATCGAGGAACCCGGTCGTGAGCTGCGCCAAACCGGGCTGCATCGCGGTGATCATGTCGGCGGTGCCAGCGAACAGGTTCCTCAGGCCGTCCTGCGCCTCCGCGGACGCCCAGAAGCCGGCGAATTCCTTTGCGGCGCCGTTGATCGAGGTGGCCACCCCGCCGAGACCTTCCTGCAGCGTGGGCATCGACGTCTCGACGAGATTCGTGAACACCGAGTCGAGCCCGGCGAACATGTTGTCCTGCACGATGTTCTTCAGCTCGGTGAACTGCGGCTTGAGCGCCATCATCGCCATCACGAACGCCCGCGCGTTCGGCGACAGCTTCTCGAGAGCCTTCTCGACCTTGTCCGCGGCCGAGCTCGACGACGTCAACGCTTCCTGCAGCGCCGTGTTCGCGTCGATCAGGGCCTTCTCGGAATCGGTGACGCGCTCGTTCGCGGCCTCGATGCGTTCCTTCGCCTGCACGACCTGGTCGGAGCCTTCGATGCCCTTCGCGTTCGCATCCGCGGCTTCCTCGGCGAGCTTGGCGTTCTTGCGGCCGACCTCTTCCTGCCGCAGCAGGGCCTTCTCCACATTCAGGCGCGCACGATCCCGATCGGTCCGATCGGCGTTCGGGTCCGCCTTCGTCTTCCGCAGCTCCGCCTGCGCTTCACGCAGCGCGATCGCCGCGTCCTTCTCATCGAGCGCGGCGCCCTTGAGGGAGAAGTTCAGTTCGTCGATCTGGTCCTTCGCGTCCGCCCGGGCGCGGGTCAGGTCCTCTTCTGCACGGCGCGCGTCCTTCTTTGCGTCCCGTACCCCGCGCTCGGCCTGCTCGACCTGCTTGGTTGCCGAGGCAACAGCTTTCGCCTTCGCTTCCGCGTCCTCGCTGGCGCTGTCCGATGCGTCATTGAGGGCGGAGAATGCCTTCCCGATGCCCTGCAGTCCGAGGACCGTGGTGCCGAGCCCGGCGACGCCCGCGATACCGACGCCGGCCAATCCGACCGCGAGTGCACCGACAGCTCCGGCCGCCAACCCTGCCGCGCCGCCGATCGCGGCGACCAAAGCTGCGATGCCGGCGATCTTCAGACCGGATCTCGCTACACGCCCCAGCGACATGTCCAGTCCGGCGACACCGCCACCACCGCCGGCACCACCCACACCACCAACCGTGTTGATGATGATGTTCTTCGTTTCCGGCTGTGTCAGCTGCGCAATGTGTGCACGGAACGCGGCCTCGTTCGCGACCTTCAGCTTCACCGGGGCGACAATGTCCGCGGCCTCGAGCTTCGCGTTCAGGGTGTCGACGAACGACTGGAAGTGCGTCTGTGACACCTTCAGCGAGATCGGGACTTCGGCGCTCATCGCGGCGAGAGCGGCCTGCAACTGGGTCTTATCGGCCTTCAGCGTCACATCCGCCGACAGGGACAGGGTGTTCAGCCGTGCCTGCGTCTCCGACGAGAACAGGCCCGTGTCGGCATCGAGCTTCACTCGAGCCTCGAGACCAAGCAGATTCAATCGCGTTTGGGTCTCGTGCGAGAACAGCCCAGTGTCAGTGTCGAGACGGACATTCGCTGCGAACTCGATGTCCTTGAAATGCTGCTCGGCAGCCTTGGTTGCCTTCTCCGCAGCCGCGCGCACTCGTGCCTCGAACTCGGCATCGAGGTTGCCCCAGTCCAAACTCGCTTTGACAGAGGCGGTAGCGAACGGGGCTGTCACCGGCCGAGTCCTCCCGGGTCACCAAACAGGTGCCCGGCCCGCAGCCAGCGACAAGAACTACGTGCAGCCTATCCGCCACCGGGGCGAGGGTCACGTTCTGCGTTGCTGATTGACCAGCGCGGCAGCGGCCTCCCAGTCGAATGCGGCGGCTTCGATCTCTTCCACAGTGTCCGCGATGTCGAGGCGGCGTTGCGCGACCCGTGGCGGCTCGGTGGTGAGGTCGCGTGACAGTTCCTGAGCATGGTCCTCGTTGGAGGATGCCCACTTCGCCAGGAGGGACTTGGCGACATGTGTTGCGCGCGCGGGTTCGAGGCTCACGAGATCGACTCCGCGCATGGCGAGTTCGCCATCGATCTCCGCCCAGCTTCCGAGTACACGCCACCAGATCTCCTGCACGGTCCAGCGGGGCATCCCGAACCAGCCGAGCACGAGATGGTCCGCGACATCGTGGAGGAGCTCGATCTCGATGCGGGACTGCCGGTCAAACACCTGTGCCACCAGGTACTTACGATCCTCCGGGCGCGTGAGTGTGTACAGCACCAAATAGGTTGGCGTCGGCGCCATCACAAGGTTGACGAGCTCGACGAGCGGCGGCCGGGTCACTTCCATGACCCGGCCGTCGATCGTCCACGCGGTGGGCTCACGCCCCCACGGCTTCGGCATTTGTCAGCGCCTGCGAGCAGACTTCCGGCGCTCCGCACGGTTAGACGGCGGGGCCCACCGCTCGATCAGCGCCAGGATGATCTTCTCGAGGAACGCCTGATCGAACTTGTCGGCCGGGTCCATCAGCCGGGCCTGGATGTACATCAGGGACGCGTCGTCGAAGCTGTTGCGGACGATGTCCCAGATCGCGTACGACTTGTCTGCGGACGACGCGGACTTCGACATGGCGCCGATCAGCAGACTCCACGCGGCCGTCTCGGGCTTGAAAGCGATCAGCTCGAACCCGTCGACGGTGAGAACGTCACTCTCGAGCTCGGTGCGGTCGGGGCGCTCGGGCAGATCCTCGGTCGAGAACTGCAGTTCCTCCGGAATCGGCCGATCCTCGGAGTCGACGATCTCTGGTTCGTCGAGAACGTCGTCCGGGGTCTCGATCACCTCGACCGCGGCGTCGATCTCATCCTGGGTGGGTGCTCCGTCGGCCTGGGACGGCTTGACGGTGGTCTTGCGGGTACGAGGAGGCATGGGCTGGTCCTTCGATCGTTGCGGTTGCCCGGCCCACAGCCAGCGGCGACAAGGGTGGAACGACTAACTGGGGTTGACGTGGACGTTCGAGGTGCCGAACACGTCCTTGAGCCCGTCGGTGAGGAACGGATTCGGAGGAGAACCCTTCACCGACTTCGCGAACACGAACCCGCGCTTGCCCTTCGCTGGGGTCTTCATCCCGGCCGGCAGGGGTCCGATCATCTTCGGTGTTCCGAACTTCAGGGCCTTCGCGGAGACGGGGACGATCTTCTTCCGCTTAGGCCCGTAGATGCCGGTTCCCTCGTGTACGTAGCGGGCGTAGTGCAGCGGCGAACCCACCCGGATATCGACACCGTTGGGGCGCATCGTGACGGTGTGGGAGATTGACGACCGCAACCGGCCTTCGTCGACCGGCGCCCGGGCCTTCGCGCGGTTGACGATCATCCGGCCGATGTTGTTGCCCCACTGGCCGGCCGCGGTCGAGAGCGCTTGCCGCATCCGCTCGTGGTGGATCTCGACATGGCTGGGCATCAGGACTCGCCCAGCTCCGCATTGAGGCTCGCCACAGCGTCCCACGCCTCGGCACGAGCGGATTGGAGATCAGCCTGCGCCTTAGCGACTCGCGCGACGTGTTCGTCCCACACTGCAATGAGATCGTCACGGCTGGCGTCGTCCGAGTACTCCACGCCCTTACGGTCGAGGAAGTCCCGCCACTGAGCCAGGCCGGAGCCCTTACCCGCGCGGGGAGGCTCGTCGCTGCTGGCGATCGGCAGGCCGGGTTCGGTGTCGAGTCCCTCGTTCTCCGCGGCGGACTGGCTGGCGCTGTCGAGCACGGTGAGCCGGCCGTCGGTGATGAGGCGGTCGACGAAGGGGGTGCGTTCGACCTCGAACTCGGAGCCGCGCTCCCAGTCGACAGTCGCCTGTTCTGCACGAACTCGAACTGTGGTCATGAGATGAGGATACGGTGCACTACGCCCACAGTCACTCATGGCAGATGCGGGAACCGTGGATCACCCACCACGGGCGGTACGACGGCGTCGAGCTGGGGCGGTTCTGTGTCGCATCCACACCCACCATCAGTCAGGACGGTGACAGTCATCGTTCCGCCGTGAATGCCGCCGCCAGGACCGCGCGGCTCCCAGCTACCGGGGATGACTCGCTCGCCAGAGGTGAAGGCACACATCGCGGCCCGCTGCATCGCCGCGGCGTCGTCGATCGCATCGCGCGCCGCAGAGTCCAGCTCACCCAGGGTGGGCATGCTGTTGTCGTCGGTGTTCGGGTAGCAGCGGTCGACACCGATCTCGAAGATGACCGCCCACTGCACGCTCGGGTCCGGGAACGGTAGAACATACGGCTCGGGATAGTTCACGGTCGGATACATCGACACCAGCCGCACCCATGCCACACCTTCCCCCGCCCGGCAGTCACACCCATAGGCGGGGATCATGTCTCCGGGGTGGACGGTGACGAAACAGGGTGCGCCGGCACGGGTGTGCTCGAGCTGCGCCGCGAACTCGTCACGTAGCGTGCTGGCGTGCTTGTAGATGCCGATGTCCATGTCAGCGGATCCTTGCTACTCGGGGGCTGTCCGGGGAGAACACCCGCGGACGGGACTTGATCTTGTGGGGGTTGACCGAGGCGATCCACTGATCGACGGAGGCGATACCGGTCAGGCCCTGCTCGAACAGGACCTGCGCATCAACCATCTGGATGTCGACACCCTGCCGGGACACGGAGATCGCCCGGTCGGGGATCTTGCAGCGGCCGTCAGACTTCCGTGCACGCAGGAACTCGACTGCGAGATCACCGGCAGCGAGCTGCCCGCCGAGTGGGGCCTCAATGCCCTGCAGGTAGGTGACGGTGAACGCGCCGACAGCGTTGTCCCCGGCCGTGAGGTTCTGCGACTGCGGCCACGGCATCCCGTCGACCCGGATCAGCCAGCGGGAGTTCTTGATCCGGTACGCCGATGCCGGGACCACCTCACCGTCGACGAGCACCCGCACTATCGAGTGAACCGGTCCGGGGAGCGCCACCTCTGACGGGCCGACACAGTTGCAGCCCGGCGTACACCCGCATCCGCCGACCGACCAAGTCTGGTTGATCAGGCCCGGCCACCAGTACGCATCGCTGCCACCACCAGCCGTCCCCCGATACGTCGAACCATCCCGCGGCCCGAAACAGGGCCGGACCGTCGACTCGACCAGACCGAAGATCCTCCCGGTCAGCGACCACAACACGTGCACCGCGAGCTCGCCCGCCCGCGCCTTGTCCTCCGGTGTCGCATCCGCCCACACAGGGTTCGACGACACCACATCCCAGCCCACTACGCTCACATCCACACCTCTTCTACGACGGCGGCGGGCGCCAGCACACAGCTGACGCCCGCCTCACGGTCAGGAACCTGAATCACGGGGCCAGCGGGACCGCACCGGCAGTAATCGCAGGCGGCGCCACCTGGGTCGGCTCCATGTGGAAGTGCTGGTCCGCGGCGATCGCAGTCAGCAGCTTCCCGGCCGCCGGCTGCGTAGCCGGGGACACCGGCTCGTTGAGGACGACGTTGTACGGGCCGAGACCCCACTGCGAGTTCGCCTCGGTATGCCCGGTGAGGGTGAAATTCGCGAGCGCGTTCTCGAACGAGAAGTCACCGAGCCGGCCACCCTTGATCCACGGCAGCAGCGCGTAGCCGAAAGACTTGCCGTTCGGACCGCAGGCGGTGTTCGGGACGTCAGTCCATGTCTCGACTGCAACGTTCGCGTCGACGGTCGCACCGATGCGGATACCAGACGCATTCCCGGCATGATCGAGGACGATCGGCTGGCCGGTGACCTGGTTGAAGATGTCCGGGTTCACATGTGCGAACACCATCTCGAAGTTGAAGTACTTCAGCTGATCGAGCGCCTTTTCGACGACGATCAACTTGCCGCCCGCGTTCTTCTGGTTGGTCTCTTCACCGTCCTCGTACTGCGGCGACAGCTTGATCGAGATGTGGCCTTCGGAGACGGCGGTGGACTTCGGTCCGACGAACGGTGCACCGCACGAGTCGAGGCTCGTGACGCGGACGCAGCGGGAACGGATGCTGGGCCAAATGTTGGTGGGCATGGGGACCTCCAGGGAATGGATGGTGCCCGGCCCACAGCCAGCAGCGCTTCTATGAGGATAGTCCGAGATCACAACGCCCGGCAGCAATGCTTGCACCGGTCATTGTCACAGGCATCTACGAGACGATGTCGTAGATGGTGATGTCGCCGATGGTCATGCCGTAGTTGGCGCTGCCGAACAGGTTGACGTCGGAGTGTCCGTGGTAGCCGCCGCCCCGATTCCCGATACCGCGGGGCACGATGCCCGTGGAGTCGTTCCAGTTTGTCTGCGCAACACCGTTCTTGTAGACGGAGTAGTAGGTCCCTACCCGCGTTACCTCGATGACATCGCCGGTAGTGCAGGACAGGGCCGTATCGACTCGGCGGACCCAGTTGCTGTTGACGATGGACCAGACGCCCCGGTGGGCTGTCGCTGACGTGAAGGACACGGCGAGGCCCATCGCGATGTACTGGTCGCATCCGACGAGCAGGCCACCGGACAGGCCGTTGCTGTCGCGGGTGACGGTCGCCCGTACCGCCAAGTCGTCGGTTGTGCACTGGGGCAGGTACACGCCGCTGCACTGGTTGTTCTGGTTGTTCGTTGGGGTGGGCGCGGCCCGCAGGCTGCCACCGCTGATGACCGGTACCACGGCCGTGTTGCCGTACGGCCGCCGGAACCAGTTCGATCCCGGACTACCGTCCGGCCGTTCGAAGTTGTCGTAGTAGGACGCCGCCGCCTCCCAGACGACTTTGTACTGGCCGCCGTCCCACACCAGCGCCCGCTTGAGCGGTTGGTAGCCACCGCCCCAGACGCTCGCTCGCCTCAGTGGCCGGTATGCGCCGTCGAGCCACGTGTTGATCGCCATCAGAACTCCAGATACACGACGCCGGCAGTACCGGTTGCCGGCCGATTGGATTGCAGCCCGGTCCACACGCCGGTCGTCAGACCAGCCGCGGCGACCTTGCCGTCCAGCAGATTCGAGACAGCCGACTCGAAGTCGGCGACCAACTGCGCCGTCGCGGTGCTCACCGGCTTGTCCATATCGCGGGTGTTGTCGACCTGATCCAATCCGGCCGCGGCTCGGATTGCTGCGGCGTTGGCAACCTTCATCAGGGCGCGGCCGAGCGCGGTCGAATCGAGGATGTCAGCCGCCGCGAGCTCGATCGCTCCGACCCGACCGTTGATCGAGTTCACAGGCGAGGTCGGGTACACCCACTCCACCCACGACGACAACGAGCTGGACGGCTCGGCCGACAGAACCCATACGGTGCCGCGATCTATCCGGATACACCAGTCTCCACGCTGCCCAGTCAGCGCGAGCATCGCCGCCTGTGACGCGACCGCGCCGAGATGCTCGGTGACGGCGATGGAGGGAATGTCCGCCTGCGGGATCTTCCCATCAGATCCACGCTTGACCGTCTGATCGAGCTCGGCCTGCACAGGTGGTGCGAGACTGCCCCGAGACCATCCCTCGTTGTAGGTGTATGAGCCCAACATCTCCGAGGCGAAATTGACTGCGCCGCTCACAGATGGCACGCCAGGATACGGTTCGATGGTCGACAGTTCCGCGAAGTCGATCGCTCCCCCCGCGATCTGCGGGGACTCCGCCGTACCCGCGAGATCGCCAGCCAACTTGATCTTCCCGAGCTGCGTCGACGTGGCCGGCGGGATCACACCAGCAGCATTCTGCGCATACTGCTCAGCCAATCCGGCCTGCTCCGTGGCCTTCACCTCAGCAGCATCAGCCAGCGTTGCAGACCCCGCAGCATCATCACGCGCCGACGCAGCAGCAGCCGCCGAAGCGGCAGCCTCATCGGCTGAAGTATCAGCGGCAGTCGCAGACCCAGCCGCAGCAATCTTGTGCTGGCCCGCAGCAGTCGCCGACGCAGCCGCGTCCGTCTGGCTCTGCCCCGCAGCCACAGCCGCGGTCTCAGCGCCAACGCGACCATTCACCGCAGCGGCAGCTGCAGTCTCCGCTGCCGCCCTATCCGTAGCGGCACCGGAACTCGACTGCGCCGCAGCCGCCGCCGACGCATTCGCCGCCACCGCCGATGCGTCCGCATTCGACGCCTGGGTACCTGCTACTGCCGCTGATGCTTCCGACCTCGCCGCGGCATCTACCGCGTCATCCCGCGCCTGAACAGCCGTGTCCGCGGCGCCCTGCAGATCTGCGAGCACCTGCAGGTACACCGGGGGGAGGTCGTCGCCGTCGGTCATGTGGAACACCAGCGAGTTCCCCGACACGCTGACGCTCTCGACGCCGTTGCCGGTGTAGCCGCGCGGGCCCTGGATCGCGATGCCTGCGTTCATCGCCGGCCATGCAGAGCCGTTCCACACGTAGGCGCGGCCGGTGTCGCCGACGACGTACACGGCGCCTGCCACGAGTCCGGTCGTCGGCAGCTCCGAGTAGGTAGCCACGGTGCCGTCGATCTTCAGTGCGACAACCACACCAGGCTCGGTCGGGTCATAGATGTCGGCGTACCCCTGCTCCACATATTCCTGGTAGAACAGCGACCACTTGAACCAGCGAACCTGGTTGATCGCCAGGATCGACGAGTTGATGCGGCCGACCAGCGGCACCAAGGATCCGAACACCGGTGCAGCCATCACGTCTCCCTTGAACGTCGAACTGGGATGTCGGGCAGCGTGATGCCCTGCGTGGCCGCCTGCAGCATCGCCGCGTGTCCCCAACGGGCCATGGCGGTCGAGAACTCGTACTCGATCGCGAGGTCCTTCTCGACGTCGTCCAGGCGCTGCTCGAGCGTCCGAACGTTCGTCGTGGCCACCGACCGCCAGACCGTGATGATGCCGCCGATCGCGATACCGAGTCCGTTGATCGCGGCCAGCACGATTCCGACAGTCTCGCTACTCATTTCACCCCTAAGTCCGCCCACACCCGGATCATCGCCAGATGCAGTAGTGCCGCTCCGAGCGCGATCCCGCCCGACAGCACCGGCAGCGGAGGCTCCGCGTAGACCGCGGACATCAGCACCGCGGTGCCGTAGAACCCCCACATCCCGGCAACCACGGCATGGGTGTAGCCGACGTACCGGCGACTGACCGCGGACGCTGCGAGGATCACGGCCGCGACGAGGAACATCACCGGCCACACCGGGCCCCAGCTGTTGATGGTCTCGACGATCCCGAGCTGCTCGCCCTCGCCGGTTCCGCGCTCAACCCAGAACGAGGGGCCCAGGTAGACGATGCCGGTGAGGAACGCGATCAACGCCAGCGTCAGCGATACCCGCTGCGCGCCAATCATCAGGCGTCCTTGTGGGCGTCCCACAGCGCGATGAGAGCGCCGCGTTCAGCGTCCTCGGGGAACTCAATGCCCTGCGCTGCGAGGAAAGCCTGCCATGCGGCTTCGCTCGATCCCTTGCCGGATCGGGGCGGCTCCTGCGGTTCGGTCGACGGCGGGGCGACGGGTTCCCTGTCACCGAACCCGGCGCGCTCCGCGACATCGTCGGGGACCGAGAACGCGGTCGTGTTGCCTGAAGTGACGGTTTGGACCTGGTCGGCAGAGTCGGCGGCGTCGAGGAGACGACGTGCGATCTCGGCGGACTGCTCGGTCGAGGTGGGGATGATCGTGGGCATCAGTGCGCTCCTAGGTGAGGGTGACGAGGACTGCGGCCTGAGGGCCTTCCCAGGCCGGGACGTACGTGCGTTCGGCGATCGCGTACCGGGCCCCACCCCGCACGTCGATGACGCTGCGGTAGGTGACGTCGGTGCGGCGGATCTGCATCGCGCCGGTCGCGACGAGCCACGCTGTGTCGACGTCGGCGGGCGCGGTGCCAGGGCCGGTGTTCGGGTAAACGCCGAACGACCAGCGGGTGCCGAGTGTGGTGACCTTGCGGCCGTTCTCCACGTCGATCTGGTTCTTCTCGGCCGCGAATCCCGCGATGTGCCGTGGTGCGTGGATGATGCCGACTCCGCCGTACTCCTCGGCGAGCGTCTCCTCGAGGAGCCCGATGCCCTTGACCAGTGGCACCGCAGTCGTCGTGAGGACGTCGGTCGGGGTGTCCATCAGCGGCCGCTCGTAGTCACCCGACCACAGGGCCTTCTCGACCGCGGCCCATTCACCGCCGGCGAGAGCGCGGCGCGCCTGGTCGAGGACGTCCTCCTCGGACACGCCGACCGGGCTGCAGGTGAAGCCGCGGTACACGACGAGCGGATCGAACTGGGAAACGTCGATTCCGGTGTCGAACTCGGGCGGATCGTTCGGCGGTGCACACTCGGCGCGTGACAGCTTGGCGGGACCTGTCGGGTTCACATCGAACTCGATGCCGTTGCGTAGCTTCGGGTCCGACTCGACGACGAGGTCGGCGGCGGTCGCCAGGCCGTACCGGGACGGGGTGATCGTCGGCGACGCGACGCGGATGAACGGGGCGACAGCCACCGGAGCCTCCAAAGGTTGTGCTGGTCAGTGGAAGCCGTCGAGGGCACCTGCCAGCCCTGCAGGTGCCCTCGACGGTTGACTACGGAGTGACCGGGACGATCTTGCCGTCGCCGTCCAGCTCGCGTGCGATGCCGGTGGCGCCGTTCAGTGCGAGCGGAACCCGCAGCAGGCGCGCCTTCCAGCGGCGCTTGATGACCAGCAGCTTCTCCTCGACGAACAAGCGGTGGAAGTCGTTCACCTCCAGGTTCGTCGAGTCGTAGATGCCTTCGAGGTTGATCACCTCGCCGCGGGCGCGGACGAACGTGCCGGCCGCGTAGATGAGGAGATCGACCGTGTCGGGCCACGAGGTGATCGCGGTCGCGCCACCGAAGCCGCTGGCGACACCGGTGAAGGCATCCTGCCAGTCGTAGACCCACTGCGGCTTGGCGTTGCGAGCCGCGAACCAAGAGTCGATCTGCTGGTCGCTGATCTTGTAGCCCTCGTCCGGGGTGAGGCCGGAACGCTGCGCGAGGTCCGCACGGAACACTGCCTTGAGCCACATCGGAGCCTTCACCTCGAGAGTGAGAGACTCGGGGGCCCGATTGAGGTACCGGTAGTCGACGATCTGGATGTCGAGGGCGTTGAGGACGGACGTGGACGCGGACGCCCCCAGGCTCAGGCTGATCGCGGTACCGGACTCGTCGACCATCCGCTTAATCGTGCGGGCGTTGACCTTGTGGGAGTGCGCGATCAGCGCGTGCTCGACGACCTCCGCGGTCACCTCGGGGTAGGCGTCGTTCTGGAGGATCCCGGCGACAATGCCGAGGCCCGCGGTCTCCGCACGCTTCTCAGCGAACTCGGGGCACGGAACGCGGTAGAACGGCTTCTCGGTCCCCGCGACCGTCTCGCCAGTGGGCTTGGTGAACCCGTCACCGGCGATGGCCTGCGCCTCAGTCTGCATGAACCCGGTGGCGTTGTAGATCGCCGTGTAATCCGGGCCCTCAGTGAAGCGGAGGCCGCCACGCTTGGCCTGCACCTCAGGCACATCGATCAGGCCGACGTTGGCGTCGGCGAGAATGCCACCCAGCTCGTACAGGGTCTCGGACGGTGCGCACCAGCCACCGGCCGCGACGAGAGAGCCGCCCTCAAGTCGACCCGCGTCGGCGGCGTGGTCGATGACTTCCTGGTCGCGGGTTCCGTCGGCGACGAGGTCGTCCTGGAACGGGATGCGGATCTGCGCGATACCCGCACGCTGGACGATGCCCTCGACGCCGGTCGCGAACGCACCCATGCGGGCATTCGCCGCACGCGCGAGCTCCGTGGTGCTCGCGAGACGCTGGCCGGTCGCGAAACCGGCGACGTCGGCGGCCGCAGTGATCGACAGTCGCGGCGCCGTCTGAGTGGTGACGACCTCCTTGCGGGGGAGGTCAGCGAGGCGGACCCGGCGGACGGGTCGGTTCGCGGACGCGGCAACAGCTTCCACCGGTGCAGCGGATGCGTCGGCAGCACCAACGTCCACGGCGCCGGTGTCAGCGGTCGTGTCTGCATCACTGCCGGTATCTGCCTCTCCGGTCGCACCGGTGGCATCGGCGTCACTGGTGGCGGCGTCTCCGCCCTCGCCATCAGCGGCGTCCTCGGCGCCAGTCGCCGCCTTCACACGCTCCGCGAGGGTGTCGAGACGGTCCCTGTGTTCCTGCGCGGACTGGTCGAGGCGCGCCTGCTCGATCGCGACACCGTCGATGACGTCGGCGAGGGCCTCAACAGCAGCGAGCGCGTCGTCACTGTCCGCGCCGGCACTGTGCAGGTCGTTGAACGCGGCGACAGCCTCGGTAGCGAGGGCGACGACGTCGACGTCCGGGCTGGATGCGTTCTCGGCGAGCAGCACGGCGACCGCATCCTTCGCGGCGGTTCCGTCGCTCGCACTCTGAGCGGCATCGATCAGGTTCTGGAGAGTGACACCCATCGGGGGCCTCCTGTGGTCGAACGGGCACTGAGTGCCCGGCCCACAGCCAGCGGCGATCTATCTGCACACTCTATCCCCTGCGCTGGGGGTAGAGCTCGATCTGTTGGTGTCAGCGTTCGATCTTCGTGTAGGTACTTCCCGGTTGGGCGGCCGCGGCACGCGCCTCCGCCTCCGTCGCGTACCGCTTCACGGTCCCATCGGATCGAGTGACCTGGTGGATGGTGCGCTTTGCGCCACCGCCACAGTTGCAGCCCATGGTTGCCTCCTACTCCCCTGCCGCAGCGAGGTATTCGAGTGCCTTGATTCGGTCAGGGCGATGCCCGGACCAGTGGTCGAGACCGTCCGGTAGTTCGACGGTGACGACCGGTGTCTGTGTGTAGCCGAGGCCTCGCAGAGTCTCGACCGCTGATGGATCCTCCGCGACATCGACTGCGGTGTACGGGATCCTGGCCTTGTCGAGTGCCCGCTTGGTTCCCCTGCACGGCATGCAGTCCGGCGACGTGTAGACGGTGACGGCCATCAGTTCTTGTCCTTCTTCTCGTTGTGCTTGCCTGGCCACACCTTGAACACCTTGTGGTAGTAGTTCGCGGCCAATCCCTTGATCTGCTCGGGTGTCATCTCCCCGGGCGGGATCGCCTTCGTCAGGGCTTCGACGAGCGACGTGTACGGGTGGTACTTCTCCGCCCACTTCGCGAGTCCCTCTGGGCTCTCGGTCCAGTACCGCTCGAGCTGGCGCGCACCCTTGTCCTTGATACCGGGGGTGTCTGCGGCGCGTCCGATCCTTCGAGCAGCTGCCGCCAAACGTACTGCCCGGACACGGCTGGCAGCCTGCGAGCGACGGCTCTCTCGTACCTCCGTCGCACGGAGTTCCACCGCAACATGTTTCGCGAGGTCTTGGACGTTGACGCCTGCGACAACTGGGTTTCCGTTCTCGGTTGGTGGTGTGCGCCGTGGGACACCGGCGGCGATGAGGGAACGCATCCCGGACGCAGCGAGTGCCTTCGTGCGTGGGACAGGGAATCCGGGGACGTTCACGGCGAGGACGGCGACGAGCTCGAGCTGACTAGAATTCCGCTGGACTGCCCGCCAGTCGCCGGACACTCCGGAGCGGCGAAGCTCCGCGATGCGCTCGTCGTCGACGCCGGGGAGGATGCGGCCGGACAGCCATGGCCCCCACAGTCCGTCGGAGCAGCGGACGATCGCAACGGCGGAGCCGGTGTTGTCGTAGTGCTCGGCCGCGGCCCGGGCGCCGGCACGCAATCCAGCGTGCCCCGTGCCGAGAGTGAGCTTCCCGACCGCGAGGGGCCCGTCAGTGGTCGACACTTCACCCTGGTGGAAGTAGGCGTAGTCAGTGTTCGAGGTGGGCGGGATGACGCACACGTCGGCGAAACCGATGTGGCACGAGTCGGACTGTGCGAGGTGCCCGAACACCCGGCCGTCGTCGGTGACTGTGAGCGCGGTCAGCTCGTCAGCCTCGGGCATCTCGAAGTCGGCCCGGTCGTAGACGACAGCACCGGCCACAAGCGATGCGGTGACCGCATCGAGGGGGATATCGCGGATATCGGTGTCAGCGAACCAGATCTGCAGGCGATCGAACCGAATAGCGCCGGTCTCGGTCAGCTGGGCTGCGTCGAGCCCATAGCCCGCGGTGATGTGCGGGACGTAGCACTCGTGCTGCTCGGGGACAAGACCGTACGTGCCGGCCTCCTCGAACGCGCCGAGCACTGCAGACCGCAGCGACGTAATCCCCTCGGCCTCCACGAGGTAGACGGCGCACGGCTCGTCACTGGCCGGGTTGAAAGCCGCATGCCCCCAGATCTGGCCGGTCATCGGCGCAACACCGACCTCGGAGACTGCGGCCTCAAGCGCGTCGCGCTGCTCGGGGGTCCAGGCAGCGGCATCGCCGAGGAATACCAGCGTGGTGTGGAGGACGTCGGCGGGCTCGTAGCCGTCGACGGCCAGGCGGGCCGCATCCTCCTGTGAAGGGATGAGCGCGATCATGGCGCCGGTGTGCTGCGCGGCCGCCGCGGTCAGCGTCTCCTGCGCCGGCGCTGGGGTGAACTCCTCCCCGTACACCGGCTGGATACGGGCCTGCTCGAACGCGGGCGACGAGACGAGAGTGACGCCCATCAGCTTCCACTCGGTGACCCGCATCAGGGAGTTCGTGACATCGGGCGCCATCGGCTGCTCCACGGGCTGCGGGAGATCGGTCGGCATGTCCGCCGCGGCGGCATCGAACGCCTGCCACGCTGCTTCGAGCTCGCCCGGCCCCCATTCGGTGCCGTCCGTGCGGAGCGGAACCTCTTCGACGGCGATGTCCGACAGGTCCGCCGACACCCAGCTCGCGGTGCCGCGGCCGACCTTCGCTGCCCAGTCGCGGCCGTGTTCATCTTCGAGGTCGAATGAGCCTTCCGCCCACAACATGTCGCCATCAATCCACGCCCGCGTGATCAGGCCAACGACCCGGGATCCGTCATGTCCGTCCGCGAGCTTCTCCTGCGCCGACAATGCCAGGGGTAGCGGCCGGATCGCAGGCTCGGCACCCTCGGCCAGCACCATCTCGCGGCCGTCTCCCGAGCGAGTGTTCACCGGCATGATCGGACCACGCCAACCAGCCGGCAGTCCGCTATCAGGGCTGGGCGCCGTGGATTCCTCAGGCGATGTCGGTGCAGTCATCAGTTGCTCCCTATATCGGTGGACACCTAAAACAGTATCCACCGATACCAGGCCCTAAGCGCTGACCACCTGCCAGAAGGTGACCGTCATCAGCTTTGGTGTCTAGTTTCTGGGCTGGTCTCTACGAGGCCAATGTGTAGAACTCGTCCGCGCTGTAAGTCTTGAAACCAGCAGACTCGACCTTTGATCGAAGCTCAGAAGTGAACTTCTTGATGTCGACATCGTCATCCGTCTGGACATCAACTGCAGCGAACGCGCCTCGTGAATCGGAGTAGGGCTCCGCGTCTACCCATGCGATCTTGGAATCGAGGCCGGCCTGAACCATTTCCTCGATCCGAGATGCATCCGCTTCCATCTCCGCATCCGCGGCGCGGACCTTCGCGTAGAAGCTACTGTTCCTGGGCACGGGACCAATATACCGTTCCGGCTGCCGTTACGATCCACAAATTGTCCAGGTGGGGCCCGATACGTGGATTTGTGACCGCCCGCTGCAGGGCTTCACGCGCACCGTCGATGGTGAGACCGCCACCGGATGCGTCGGCGATGACGTTCCGGCTCTGCTTGCGGCCTTCACGAACCCTGACCACGACGTTGTCAGGCTTGTCTGTGGCTGCTCTCTTCACCTCTGCTAGTCCGGTGTCCGGCAGCAGGAGCAGATCCCCGGTCTTCCAGTTCTGGTCGTAGCCTTCGATGACCTGGATCTCCGCGACGGTTCTGGCGTCGATACCGCAGGCGATTAGTCCTGCTGCGGCGCGCGCTGCATTCTCGTCGGGGTCTCCCTTCGGTGGGTGGAGCGCCTTTTCGAGAGGTGCGTCCTTCGGTGATACGAGGTCGTACTTGTCGACCAGTTCCGGGGTTGCATGTTCGACGCCTGGGTACAGCTCTTCCTTGTGCGCAGGCAGGCGCACTGTCTCGATGTTGCTGAACCCCTGGGCGAACAGATCCGAGCCTTCGGGAGCCTCCGCGGGTAGCGGCCGCAGTTCTGGGGTGGTAGTACCTACGTTCGGCGCGCGATCAGGGTCGGGGGCCTTCGTTTCGGGCTTCGTCGCCGGCGTCTCTGCGGGTTGGGCCGGTCGATTCGCCTTCGTCGTCGGGGCCCCAGGAGCGTCACTGCCAGGTGCGCGCACCTTCGAGTCGAGGTCTGGAAGGTTCGGTTCATCAGGGCCGCCGTCGATCCACGAGTCGATCGGCTTCCTGTACTTCTTCTCCCCTTCTGGGGTTCGGACCTTTCTCCGCTTGCCGAGTTCTTCAGCGGCATCCTCGGTGACCGTCGTTGTGGGAGCTAGTTCGTCGTCGACCACTTCGCCGTTTCGTTCCCGCTTCAGGCGGTCGATTGCTGTGGCGACGGCTGCTTCGTCGTCGGGGCCGAGGCGGGCGTTCATGGGGCCGACTCCGCGGCCACCCCACATACCCTGCAGTTCGACCTGCATCTCGTCCCACGACAGGATCGCCAGGGTGCAGCGGCAGTTGATGGTTTCGTGGGCGACGCCGGCCGGGTCGGCGGGATGCTGGATCGGGGTTCCGCCCACGATGAACGGTTCTGTCAGCCGGACCATCTGCCCGTCGGCGACAGAGTGCGAGAGGCGGGTTCTCTCATCGTGGGTACTCAACCACCGCTTGTACATCTTTTCGCCGGTGATCTCCTCTGAGGCTTGGGCGGAGACGAGGGCGCCGGCCTCCATTGCGGCTTGGATCTCGGTGCGGGCGATTCGGCGTGCGAGCCACTGCCATTCGAGGTTGCGTTCATCGTGCTGGTTCCACAGCTGCCGGCGCTTCCCCTTCAGGATGGGGATCTCGGCGCGCGGTGTAGTGGGATCTTTCAGCTTCCGGTCTACGGCGGAGATCTCGGCACGGATCCGTCGAGCGGGTGCGTCGATGCCGAGGATGCGGCCGATACGGTCCTGGACCTGGTCGATGTCCTCATTGTTCGCCATCGCTTCGAGGAGCTCGGGGCGGAGTTCCTCGAAGGCGCCTTCGGGCCAGATCTTCAGGCGGTCGTGGACGGTGGCCATGGCGAGTTCTTGCCAGTGGACGACGGAGATGTCGGCGGCGCGCTGGTTCGCGGCGAATGCCTCACCGAACGCCTCGTCAAGGACCGGGAACACATGTTGCTCGAGGGCGCGTTCCCACACCGCGAAGGATGCGCGGGCGGCATCGAGGTCTGGTTCCGGGGTGGGGTCGCCGGCGTCGGCGAGGAGCGCGGCAGCGGTGTCCGGTAGGGGCTGCCCAAGGACGAGAGCGCGGGCCGTATCGAGCCAGACCGTCATGGCGGAGACAAGTCCAGCGTGCAGCCGGTGCTCACCGCGGGTCATGGTGGAATGCGCCCGCATCCGTGCCGGCAGCCACGTGTCACGCCTCATTGGCTACCGCCAGAACAGCTTCGAGGTCGGCGCGCGCGTGTGGGCGGCTCTTCACGATGAGCTCGCGCACGTACCAGTCGACTGCGGTGTACAGCTTCGGCTGGTTCGGGAGGACAATCGCGAGGTGATCCCAGGCGCCGGCCAGTAGCCGGTCGCACTCGGTGTGAGTGGCGGCGATTCGTCGGTGCGTGTGGAGAAGATGAGCCGGGATGTCGGTGTACGCGCCGCGGTGGCTGCGGCCCAACGACTTTTTCCCCGCGACCTCGAGTGCGCGGAGGACAGCGACCTCGCAGGCGAACAGCTCCTGGCTGCTGGTCTGGGTGGTCACTGGCCCGGCCCGGTCTCGACGGTGACGTCTGGTGCCGCGGTCGGCTGTTCTGGTGGTGTGCGGTCACCGGTCTCCGGCGCAGTTTCCGCGTCGGGCACCGTGTCGCCGCTTCCTCCGTCGCCACTGGTGGCGTTGGTGATGTCCTCGGTCTTGTTGAGTACCGCGGAGTCGACCTCGATACCAAGCATCGGCAGCAGGAGCGGCGCCAGCGACGGAGCTCCGACGAGAAGTTTCGTCAGCAGGTTCGTGCGCTTCTCCTCCGGAGTCGGGGCGTCATCCGTGCTGAATCCGTTCTCACGGAGCATCGCCTCTTCCGACAGTGCGCCCTTCTCGAACAGATCCCGGGAGTCGACGGACTTGTCGGGTCGGAGTTCGAGTTCGCTGGCGTCGAACCACACGACGTAGTCGCCCCAGTCGTCGACTCCCCCGGCCTGCAGCATGGGATGGAGGAATCCGGTGGTGAGGGCGTGGCAGATGATCGCGACGGTCGGTGACAGGACGAGGGTGACTTCCTCGGACGAGATGAGCCAGCCTGTCCAGTGATTGGCCGTGGACATCCCCAGGAGGGTCTCGGGTGGGGAGTCCATTCCGAGGGCGACGCGGCGGATCGCGGACTCCTCCATCTCAGGGAGCTTCGCGTCGAGCGGGGTGGAGAAGCTGAGGAACTTCGCAGCCTTTTCGGGGTCGGGGACCTTCGCGACGAGAGGGACAACCGCTGCCGCGGATTCCGGATCCTGAATCGGCGTGAGCATGCTCTCAACCAACTCTTCAACGAAGGGGTCGCTGTCGGAGTCAGTGACGGTTCGAGGCGTCATGAGCGAGACCTGGTCTGACACGAGCAGCAGTCCGGCGCCGGCGAGTCGGGAGTCGATCTCGGCGGCGGTGCGTTTACCGAGTCCGCGGAGCGTGCGTGCGACAGGGAGGACCGCACGTGCAGGACAGTCAGCGAGGCCGCCGTGCTGCGGATCCGGCCGGTAGCAGCGGATCACGACCTCGTCCTCTGTGAGATTGCGGGCCTCGATGCCGTCGTTGAGCTTCCACGCCTTGCCCTGTCCCGTCAGCTCGGACACGGAGTGAGCGGCGAAGCTGAAGCGGCTTCCGTCGTCGTCGGTTTCGGACACGACGAGGAGGCTCTCGCCGTTGAAGGTGAGCTGCTGCCCTGCACGGTGGAGGGCCTGCTGGGTGCGGGCGATGTCGCCGAGAAGGTCTTGGCAGAGCTCGAACGCGAGACCCTCGGTGACGGCGACGGGCTCGGCGTTGAGGTCCTCACCGCGCTTCGCAGCGAACAGGCGGTACTGCGAGGCGCCGCGCGCGACACGGTCACCAGCGAAACGGAACTCCGGGATCTCCGATCGCAGTTCCCACGCTTCGGTCTGCCACGACGCCACCGGTGGCCGCTTCTTCGTCTTCGCTACGGACTTGCCGAACACGACCTGCGCGGCCGCGGTGACGGCCTGTGGGGGCAGGGCTTTCGACGTGGACGGGATCTCGTAGCTGGCGACCATCACGCCCGGCTTGAGCGCGGGGAGGTCGCGGATACGCCGGCGGGCGATGCTGGTCTGCTTCGCCGCCTCGCTCGCGGCCATCGATGCGGCGATCTGGTGGGCGGTGGAGTCCGGACGAGGCCGGCGACGCAGCTTCATCAGTCCATCTCCTCGGCGGTGTCGAGGATGCTCGCAGCCAATCCGACGAGGTAGGAGGCTGTGAGTGTGGCTGCGGGGATGATGAACCCGGGGTGCTCCCCGTAGAACCAGGCGAGGGTCATGACACCGCCTGCTACCCAGACGGAAAGACACCAGGCGCAGGTGATTCCGTACGCCACATCGTGGTCTGGGCCGAGACGGCGAATGATCCCGGCGCGTAGGTGGCGGGCGAGGTAGTCGGCGTTGATGAATCTGGTGATGCGTGCGGTCGCGCCGAGCGCCAGCAGGAAGATCGCGATGGTCACGGTTACAGCCCTCCGTCGATGGACAGAGATAACTGTATCCTTCGTTACTCACGATGCGTGAGAACGTGCGCTGCTGCAGCAGCACCTAGCCTGCGAGTGCGATTCTCAGCTCACACCCGTGCGACTCGCTCCCTCGCTGAAGAGGTAGTCCATTTCGAACGCAAGCTCCAAGAGCTTCTCAGTAAATCGTGCGATGTCGAGAGCATCCTCTTTCGCGATGGTGACGATCTCGTGATTCTGCTGGTTCCCAACATCCTTGATTCGATCAACCCACTTCCTCATAGGCTGCGTGATGATCCCCTCGGCCTGCAGATGCTCGAGAGCCTCGTAGAACGATGGCGCCCTGTCCTTACTGTTCCGCTCAGGCAAACCGTGGCTGACTGCAACATGGAAAAGAAGCTTGCGGCACATCATCACTGCTGCAGCGTTCGCACCAACCCCCAAGCATCTCCGCGCTTCACGCCACACCAACCTGACGTCGTCCGGGAGTCCATTCGGAACACTGAGTGGTTCCGCGAACGGGCTAACACGGTGACCGTTGGCCACATATCCACGCTTGCAGTTGACGCAGCGCATCCATTGGATTGGGAAGCCGTCATTCTCTGCGATTGCCAACACTGCCATCTGAGACTTTGGGCCACAGTCTGCACAGTCCGCGACTCGCCACCCGTCATCACCCGACTTGTCGATCGATTGCCGACCTGTGCTGACAACCCGCATGTCGTCATGAATGCCCACGACTGTGCAGCGTACCGTCGCTCCCCGACAGTGCGCATGCGTCAGACGGTTACCTCTGTCCCCACTCGCTTCCGCAGGGGCAGGTTCGGATGACTTCGTACTCGGATTCGTCGACGGGCTTGGAAGGTCCTGGCGGAGTGAAGTAGGTCGAGTAGCCGCCCGACATGCTCCAGCACTCGACGGTCTCGTAGCCCTCGTCGCGCCATTCGCGCATCGCCTGTTCGTGCGCGGCCCAGTCCTCCGCATTGGGTGTTCTCGGTTCCCGGATGCGATGGCAGTCGTAACGCCGGCGTCGTGGGATGACCCCCAGGCGGTGAACCGGTCGCCGCTCATAGTGGTTCCTGGTTGCGGATGTAGTCGTTGGGCATCATGACTTGCTGGCATACGGGGCAGCGCGACTCTTGAAGGATCGGTTGGAGGCGCTGCTGCATCTGGCGGTGGGCGTCGGCGTGGTGGTCGCAGATCGCGACGCGGGGCATGAGGTCCGTATGCATGTGGATGTCGGCGATCCATCTTGCGGGGCGTTCGCAGCCGACACCGTCCTCGGTGAGGTCGCAGGTGAGTGTGAAGTCGAGGTGCTCGAGCGGGTCCGCGGTCACAGCGTCCTCCTCGGGAACTGGAACGCTGCTGGGATCACGGCTGGCGGGCTGGGTGGCTGCGGTGGGGTGTCTGACTCGGTGAGCCATTCGATGATCGACGGGAGGCTGTTCCACTGGCCCCAGTGTGAGTACAGCTCCTTTGAGACGCCGGCGCATTCGACGACGCACTCGAAGTCGTTCTCCTGGGTGAGGGTCGAGTAGCCGTACACATGGTTGCGTTCGGTGACCATCACTTCTGCGTCGGCCGGCGCACCGAGCTTCCGCCTCACGTCGTCAGCCAGGGCACCGGTGATGGTCCGCTTCACACACTCGGTGTCGCAGCTGTACTCAGGCTTCCCGTGCGACGGTGGCTCGTCCCATTCGTGGACCGGCGGGTGATCACGACCGAACTGTTCCACCTGTTCGTGGAGTACCTCGCGGCTCTTCATTTCACTCTCCTGGTGGGCCCGTACTTCGTGCGGCGCTGCTTGTTCGGCTGCTCCGCCCACATCGGTGGGGTCTTCGATGGTCGCGGAAGATGGCGAGGCTTCTCATCGGGCCCCAGCCACGACGGCAACTTCCCACCGGGCTCAGCGTTCATGAAGGGGTTGGGCGGCATCAGCCACGGCTTGAACGGCTCGGTGTGCCCACGGATAAACGCGCACTGTTCGAGAACGGTCGAAAGCTCGTCGGCGGTCACCCAGCCGATAGCGTCGAGAGCTGCTGCCTCGTCGTACGTCTCGCCTGTTCCGAGCGCGTCTCGCCACACAAGGTAGCGAACCATCTGCAGAGGTCCACGCAACTCTCGCACTGACGGGAACTGTTCCGGGCCTCGGCCGACAGAGATCAGGTCCGTCGGCTGGGTGAGTCGACGGATCGTGTACTGGATCGCGACCTGTACCGGAGCGGGCCACGCGTCGTCGGCGCCGCGGCGCTCACCGAGCGAGAAGTCACGGCCGTAGACCATCGGCTCACCGTCAGGGAGTTGTTTAGTCACGGGCTGTCTCGATTCGGTAGTTGGTGTCGGGGTTCGCGATCCGGGCGGCGGCACGGCACGTTGCCTCGTCTGCCCAGCCGGAGGGTGATTCGGCGATGGTGGGGCCGGCGGGTGCGCGGCGGGTCCACCGCCACTCCCCTAAGCTGTCCCGGTACACGCGGATGGTGTCGACCCGGGTGGCGGTGTCCATCAGCCCTCCCCGGGCACGGGGGTGGGCAGCGTCGCGAGAATTGCTTCGAACGTCGAGATGGCCTTCTCGTGCCAGCCGGCAGGCGCCGCGGTGGTGTCGAAGCCGATCTCGAGCGCGCGGGCCGCGATGTCGATGTCCTTGCCGTCGCGGTGCTCGCACAGGGCGTAGACGAGAGCGTCCAGTGCAGTGTCGGCGTGGTTGCCCATGCGCTCAGCCCACATTGCGACGATGTGGGCGCGGGTCTCGTTGCTGCTCATGGGAGTTCTCCTCGTATCGGTGTGGGCGGATCTTCCCAGCCTGGTACGACGGTTCTCCTGGACGCGGGCGATGGTGTCGGCGTCGCTCACGGCGTCTCCTCGGGCAGGTACAGGACAGTCGCGGGGAGCTGGACGGAGCGGTTGGACACGAGCTTCGGCCCATACGCCCACGGAGTTCCGAACTCGTTCGGCACCTTCTCCAGTGGGAACGCGTTGGCCGAGTAGATGACGGATCCCTCCGGCAGCGCCTCCAACTCCGCGATGGTCTCCACCACACGCGGGCGGGAGTAGCCTCGTTCGATCAGTCGCTCTGCCAGCTCTGCGGCCCCGAGCGAGTGGTTACCGTCCACTGCTCGGATGTCCTGAGCAAGTTCGTCTTGCTGGTTCATGCCACCTCCCACGGGCCGACCAGGCGGCGGACGACATGCGCGGTGGGATGGCACTCTCCGTATCGGCCCGTGCGCCAATCGTTTGCATCATCCTCGGCGGCTTCGCGGTCAGCAGCTAGGTCGAGCTGTTCGAGGTTGTCACCGCGCACGGTCCACTCCTCGCTGTCGGCCTTGATGTAGCCGGCAGCAAGGATGCGGTCAGCGATTAATCGGTCAGTCTCGTTGACGCGGGCGGTGACTCCGCGTCGTGAAGCGATCAGGTTGGCGAGTTCGTCTCGTTGGCTCACGGCTTCTCCTTCGGGGTTGCGGTGGTGGTGGGGTTCTCTTCGCAGACGATCCAGCCGTTGCGGGTGTGCGCCCAGCGGTGCTGATCGACTGGCTGCTTCATGCGGTAGATCGGCAGGTCGCAGTGCTTGCACTCGCTCACGGCTGGTCACCTCCCTCCGCGTCGCGGAAGATCTGCCGCACACCCCAGACGTACTGGACGCCGATTCCGGCGACTATGAGGTAGAGGATCCCGGCGTACCACAGTGGCAGGCCTTGGGTGATCGTCCACGTGACGAGGATGACTGTGGCGAGCCATGCTGATCCGACGACGAGGTGGCCGATTCGGCGTGCAGTCTTCATCGCTCACCGCCCTCCGCCACACGAGCAGCAGCCGCGCCATGCAGCAGAGCGTCAGCAAGCACGCGACGACCGACTGCCGACTGCCACTCGCCAAGCGTCATGGTCTTGACCAACTCGGCCGAGGTGCGGACCAGGATCGTGCCGCCCTCATCAGTCAGGGACAATTCCCCGATCCGGCAGTCCTCCGCCTCGGGCAGCTCCACGATCGTTTTGCCGGCGTTGGTGAGTGCAGCCACCACATGCGCGGCGACCTCGGCGGCCGCATACGTCGCGGTCTGCCGATCGTCGTGATAGGTCGGCAAGATGCCTTGCAACGCAGTGATGAATCCGTCGTCGTTGGCGATGATCTGTTCCGCGGTGCTCACTCTTCCTCCAGGTAGGTGATGAAGCGCTCGACGTTGGTCACGGCGTCATGGATGTTTTCGACTGCCCGCGCCAGTTCACCGAGATGCGGCAGGGCTTCGGCAATCTCGTTCAGTTCGGACGCCACGCTTCGAAGCTGATCCGAGCTGATGGCGCTCATGCCGGGTCTCCGTCCACACGCATCCATTCGGCCAGTTCGGTTGCGGCAGCGATCAGCTTGTCGAGCCGCTCAACGTCGTCGCGCTTCCTCTCCCATGCGTCGGCTGCCGCGCCCACACGTGCACGAAGACTGAACCCGTGCAGCTCCGCTCGTGTGTCACGCACCATCGGGTGGTCTCGTGGGAGAAGCCAGCTGGCACTGGCGCGGAACCCTCTCTCGGTGTGCACGCAGAAGCCTCCGTCGCGGAAGCGGTTCCGGTTGAAGCGGTCGCCGTTCGTGAGAACGATGTCGCGCTTCCCGATGGACTTGACGGTGTCGAGAGCGACCCGCCGGCCAGGCTCTACGACGGCTACTGGAGCCCCGATTGTGAGCCAGTCTGGGAGTTCAGTGGTGTCAGTCATGCGTTGTTCTCCTTCTGGTCTCCGTCCACACGCACAAACGGGGCGAGGCGCTGCATCTCCAGCTCATTGCGGCTACTCGACACCTCGCCGCCGCCGAGCGGAAGAAACATCCGTCGACCATCGCGGTTGACCCAGCGGTACAGCCTGTTGCGGCCCCAGTACCGCACACCCTCAGGTACGTCCTGCCATGTCTCCCAGGGCTTCTCCGGTGTGCCATCCGGCCCGATGTCCGGGACAGACACAGCAGGCGGGGCGGGCACCCATGAGTCGTAGAGACCGAACTTCACGCGGATCCGGTACGCGGCTTCGTCCGGGTGCTCCATGCCGTTGTTGCGGCCGGCAGCCCAGCGCATGAACGCCCGAACGTCATCAGCCTCAGCAGCCGTGAGCACCGCCCCGCCTTCGGGGAGTAGACGCCCATCAGCCGCAAGCTGTGCCCGGTCCCGGCGCACCGCCTCCGCGATCAGCCACTCAGCGAACGGCTGCAACTCAGCCACAACTGCCAGCAGGCCATCGCGCACCAGCGGGCTGTCGACGCTCCGGTAGATGCGCTCCAGCTTGTCCGCGAGGTCATTGCGGGCAGACTCAGCCTCCAAACGGGCGGCCTGCTGCTGGCACCACAACGCCTCGACGGCGTACCCGCCGCATGCCTTCGATAAGTCGTCCGACAGCAGCACCTCCGCGGCGATGCGGTACTTCTGGCTCAGCGTGATCGTGTCGGTCATCGGGCGTTCTCCTCGGTGTCGGGGCGGTGGATCCACTCGCCAAGTCGTGGGTCGTAGAGGTGCTGCGAATGCTCAGGACATGCGGGCTCGTACTCAAGGAGGTGCTCCGTATAGCCGCCACCCGCGTCTTGCGTGTGCGCAGTGCACACGCAGCCGCCATTCGGGTCAGGCAGGGCAGTCTCGGGGTGTAGGTCGGCGAGGATCGCGTCGGCGATATCCGCGTAGTCGCCTCCATCGAGGGCTTCGAGCAGGTCCATCAGTCGCTCGCGGGTGCTGTCGCTCATCGCTGGGTCTCCTTGTCGGGGTTGGGGATGCCGCGTGCGGGCCATCCCCATGGGTCGGGGAGGTTGGTGCGGGGCTGGAAGACGTGCGGCTTGTGGTGCGCCGCCGGCGTCTCGGGTTGCCGCCAGCCGTCGCAGCCGTAGTCGTGACGCTTATCGGTGGTGCCGCAGTCGCAGACGAGCATCAGTTCTCCAGCGGGATGAACGGCGCGAGGTCGATGAAATCGAGGTCGTTGGTGGTCCAGAGGGAGCCGGGGTGGCCGTCGGTGGCGGTGTAGCGGTAGCCGGCGCCTTCGCGGATCCAGCGGCCGCCGTGGTCACGGCTGGCGAATGCGGTGCCGTCGGGGATCTCGTCTGCGGTCGCCCATTCGGTGGGCGCGTCTGCGGGACTGAGGTTTTCGTCGGGGGCTGGCATACCCGAGACGTTACAGTGTCGCGGGTACAGTTGTCACTGTATCCCCGCCTACCGGGAGACGCGTCGGCCAGCAACCCCCTGAGCAGGCCCGTTCCCGTCCCGCTTCCGCTTCGCGACGGACTGCACAGTCGCCCCAGACGCGATCGGCGGCAGCATGTCTGTTGCCACATGCACAGCGGCATCGAGCCCGCCAGGCGACCAAGTCGAGTCTGGTTCCCACAAGGACCACTCGGACTTCAGGTTCGCGAGAGACAGGTCCGGACCGAACAGGGCCCGGCCGAGAAGTACAGCCTGGGCGATCGGCTCTGCACGCAGCACCTTCGACCGGCGAGCATTCACCCCCACGACGCGGGGGCAGATCCGACGCGCATCGATCACGCCTTCACGCTGCAGGGCATCCCACGCCTGACGGATCAGAGTGCCGGCCATGTCGCCGCCATAGTTGTTTTCGAACACGATGCGGTCGGCGTCGATCTCGTAGGCGAGGAGGCATGCGGCTCGGGACCATTCGTCGCTGGACATGCGTTCGGTGCGGTTGTGGGTCCAGTAGAAGTGACCATCGGTGCCGACGATTCCGCCGACGATGCCTGCGGTGTCGCGGCCGCCGCCGGACGGGTCGACACCCACACCGACCTTCCGTGCGTCGGGTAGGGCTTGGACGGTTGCGGCGCGGAGCTGCTCGTCAGTGAGGAGTGCGCCCTCGGATGCGACGGGTGAGCCTTGGTACATGGCGTCCCAGTCGCGGGTGGTCGATGCAGCTTTTTGGGTGCGCCAGTGGTCGAGGAGGGTGTCGCGGTCCCCGTCGAGGATGAGCGGGTGCGAGAGCGGTTCGCCTGGTTGACGACCGAGGGGATCATCACGGAATCCGCGCTCTGCGTCGGGCGTGACCGCGAGGGCCGGGAGGTGGACGACCCTCCACTCTCCCCCGTCCTCGATACGCCCTTCGCGTTCGAGGAGCATCCCGGACAGGTCCTGCTGGTGCCAGCGGGTGTGAACGATGATCTGCCGTGCGCCGGGGGCGCGCCGGGATACGAACGCTGATGAGTACCACTCCCACACCGCCCGGCGGATCGTGGGCGAGTCGGCCGCGGCACGGTCGGAGTAGGGGTCGTCGATGATGCCGAGGTTCATGGACTGACCGGTGAGGCCACCTTTGACGCCGCGGGATCGGAGGCCGCCGCCGGCGGTGACGGTCCAGTCGGAGCGGGTGTTCTCGTCAGCTTTCAACCGGAGGCCGTAGCGGGCCCCGTATCCGGCGATGAGGTCGCGGCATGCGGCACCGTGGGTTTCGGCGAGGCTGGCAGCGTAGGACGCCATGAGAATGCGGTCACGGGGGCGGTGGGTGAGCCACCAGAACGGCAGCCACCGCGACACCCTCAAGCTCTTACCTACCTGAGGGGGCGTCCAGATCATGACCTTCGCGCCAGGGGTGTCGAGGACCCAACGGAGGGCTTCGTCAATGACCTCGAGGTGCGGCCGCTGCACCTGCACCGACGGCTCATGCTGCAGCGCAAGAACACCAGGCGAAAGAACCTGATGGACAGGCCGGCCGGAGCACGCGATCCCCTCAGCCAGCCTGTCCCTCAGGTGCTCCTTCTCCCGCGGTGGAAGCTTCCGCCATGAGTCATCCTCGAACAGGCTCATGGTGATTCGGCGCTCGCAGCCTTCCAGAACTCACCACGGCGGATCGCGCGGGCGGCCGCGGCACTCATCTCGCCACCGAGCGCGAGCCAGGTGATGCCGATGATGATCGACAGCCACAGCGGGTAGTCGGAAATCAGGCTGAATACGGCGTACGCCGAGCATCCCGACCAGGCTGAGACGAGCGTGGTCTGCACCTTCTGCTTACGAGTCAGCGACCGCCAGCCGTCCCAGAGCCACGTCGGCTTCATAGACCATCCCCCTCATCGGTCTCGTGTTCACCGAGCTTGTTCAGCAAGGCCTGCACCTCAGCGTCGACATCCGCCTTCGTGTGCACAGTGACGTCCGCCTTCTGCGGGGCCGCCAAACCATGCAGCTTCACGATCGAGTCGACGATGCCGCGGCCAGCGGCTAGGAGCTGCGACTTCCCCATCAACTGGCCTTCCGCATCAGCGGTGTCGAGGGCGATGATCGTTCGGCGGTACAGGTCGTCGTAGCGGGCCGACATCAACTGCCGATAGTCCTCGACGGTCTCACTCTCCACCCGGGCGAGAACCCGGGACACCGCCCGCTGCGCAGCCTGCCGACTCGAATAGCCGGCCTCCTCGGCGATCTCTTCCCACGTCAGCCCCTGGTCTTTCCGGAGCCGCATCGCTTCGAGGGCCTTCTCGCGGCGACCGAGGTCTTCAGGCCAGGTGCCGTCAGCGGTCGTGCTCATGTCATCCGCCTCCTGGTCATCCGTTGCAGTGGGCTCCGATAAGTGTATCCACCGATACTGTCGGCATGGTTGGTCGTGGTGTAGCTGATCACCACAGGGTCAGCTCCCTCGGCTCAGCGGCCGGGGTGAGGTTGAGCGCCACCTCGAGCACCCGGTCGACGTCGGCCGCGCGGGGCAACGTCGGCTCGCCGAGCGCCCGCAGATCCGCGACGACTGGGTACGGCAGACTTCGCGCGTAGGCGCGGAGCTGCTGTCGCGTCACGGTGACGAGGACGTCCCCGAACGCGCTCGACTGCATGGTGAGCGTCGACCCCTGTGCACCCCAGATGCGATAGCGGCGTGCGGGTCCGTCGCCGACTGGCCCCCACCCGTTCTTCTCGGCGACCCAGCAGTCCTCGATCGGGCCGCCACAGCTGCGGTCACCGCCGGGGAGGAGCCGGTCGACACCGGCACCCGACCGAGCGAGGGCCGGCACGATCCAGAACGCGCTGGCACAGAACAGGAACTCGCGCTGCACGGAAGTGAGCGTCATGGCAGCGCCTCCCCAGCGTCAGCGCAGCGCGCGTGCATGACCGACTGCTCCTCGTGCTGGTGGTGTTCGATCCACTGGTGCCGCACGACGATCCGCTGCCCGTCCTCGATCTCCTCGTCGCAGACGTCACACACGGGCGCGCCGTCGTCGCCGCACGCGCAGAGATCGGGGTCGCGGTCTGTGCAACCGGCGAAATCGAAGCCCTTGGCGATGTAGGACCGCTTCGCGGGGTACGTGCGCGCCATCAGCTCAACCTTCTTCCGAGGATGTTGATCTCATCCGCGAGCCAATCGGTGTACGTGTAGCCGTAGCCGGTTCCTGGCTTCTCACGGACCGCGTAGCTGGTGTGGTCGCCGCGGCGGAGGTAACCGTCGAGGTCGTGGCCGGCCTGCGCGTAGATGCGGTGCACCTCATCGCGGTCGCGCCAGTTGATCGCGACCTGCTGCCACTCCTGCCGTTTCAGCCGGCCGACGAGGTCGATGCCCCAGCCGAGGAGGTTCGACAGGCTGAGCGCGCGGGTCTGGTCGGCGATCGTGCGGAGCGGTGAGTTGGCGGGGCAGCAGCAGATGGCGTCGGCGGGGTCCGCGGCCCAGTAGGTCGGGAAGCTCCAACCGATACGCCTCGATCCGGCGATCCCCCACGTCCTGCCCAGCTGCATCGATGGCATGAATGGGTCGGAGATCAGCCCGCACCCAACCACCTCGAGCCGCGGGTGCTTCCCGGCAGCTACCTCGGCGGCCACGTTCCCAGCAAGCGCGGCGCCTCCCGAGTAGCCGAGTAGCAGCACGGGATTCGGGTCCTCGTCAATCATCCGCAGCAGCAGTTCGCGGCCAGTACGCAGCGACTCGTCGAACGCAGGACCCATCGGCAGAGGGACGGGGCCGTAGCTCGCCGACCAGGGGACCTCGCGGACACGGAAGCGGGTCGGGTCGAGGCGGCGGGTGACGGCCGAGCACATGTTGCCGTTGAGCGGTTCACCGATTCCTCTGCAGGACAGGACGGTAATCATGAGTTCTCCTCGTAAGTCAGGGTGATGTCGGCACCGTTGTCGTTGAACCGAAGCGTCATCCCGTCGCGCTCGAATGGGGTGCCGACGTCGCGGAGGCGTTCAGCGCGGCGGCGGATCGCCTCGGTGGGTGCCTCAGGGCCGGCGTGTGTGTCGCGGGTGATGCGGGTGAGGTGGACGGTGTGGCCCATCAGAGTCGGCTCCCGTCGGTGTCGTAGTAGGTGCCGCAGTCGGCGCAGCGCATGTAGTCACCGAAGCTGCGATCGTGCATGGCTTGGAGGTCGGTGCAGGGGCAGGGAATGGGTTGCCAATTCTGAATCCGGGAGTCCGGACCGGTGCCCCAGAAGTTGCATCCCCACCCACGCAGTACGCCGGAAGGTGCGTTGGCCCGGATGAACGCGAGCATGACTTCCTCGGCGTCCTCGTTCGCGGTATGCACGTACAACTCATCGGGCCAGAACTCGTTGTCCCGCATCCAGTACAGGACCGGCATGACAGTGTCCGCGGTGTATCCGAGGTCGTGGTCGAGTGACAGCTGCTCGACCTGGCAGCTGAAGAAGCGTTGGAAGTTGAGCAGTGTGATTGCGTATTCGGCGGTCTTTGCCAGCTCCCATCCGTCGGGCGCTGGGCGTTCGTCATCTACGAAGAGCTTCATCGCTCACCGTCCAGGGCTGCGCGGAGTACGTGTCCGTCTGCGATCTGCTGCTCGGTGTCCTCGTCGTAGTCGGTGGGTTGAGTCCGCCATCGCTCAGCCAGCGCCCGCACGCGTTCGATGGTTGCTCGCGCCTCCCGGAGCTCGTCGAGGTCGAGGTGCGTCATCAGGCTGCTCCTTCGCCGTGTGCGGGCTGAGGGTTGACCTTCGCTGCGATCGCGGCCCGGATCTCGGTGTAGCGGGGGTTGAGGTTGGCGGTCGGGGTGCACATGATGAGCGCTCGGTGGAAGCGGATTCCTCCCAGCTGCTCGGGGTAGGTGACGACGAGCGGGTTGAGGAGGGTTCGCTTGCTGACGAACGCCTGGCCGTCGGCGAGGTTTCGGGCGACGACGAGGGTGCGGGCGGGGCGGAGGCTGGTGATCGGCTTCTGCGGGATTTCGTTGTCTGGGCGGCGTGGCATCATTTCCTCCAGGTCTTGGCGTCGGGGCAGTTGATCCAGTGCGGTTCGTACAGGGGTCGGGTGGAGCGGCGGACGGATGCGAGTTGGGCTCCGATGAGGACGCCGGCGTAGACGACTCCGCCATGGGAGTCGAGGACGACGGTTCCGGCCTGGGCTGGTTCGGCGTCGACGGGCAGGTTCTTGCCGTTCTGGGTTTTGCCCCAGCGGATCTCGGCTCGGCAAGAGCGGCACCGGGACGGTTCGGGAAGCTGTTCGCTCATTCAGGTAGTTCCTTCGGGTCGGGGCTGAGGCTGATTTCCAGCCACAGCGCTGGCTGGCCCTTCCGGTGGATCACCGGCTCGAGCTTCGCCATGTGCTGCGGCACGTCGTCCGCAACCAGCCCGTAGTCGACGAGGCCGTCGTAGATCGGTTTCGCTGTTGCGGTGAGGTTGTCGGTGTCTCGCCGACGGTCGTCGCGGGGCCGGTAGTGGAGCGTGACTGTTGCGTGGCCGACGGTCCGGGGCAGATCCGCCGCCGCGGCGAGACAGACGACCTCGTCGCGGATGGTGCGGATCTTCTTGGCCTTCGCGAACGCCGCACCGGCGGAGACGCCGCGGTCGTTCATCGACAACGGCGGTGCCGTCCAGGGCAGCACGATCATGTAGTTCATGAGGTGTCCCGTCAGAACGGCGGTTCGTCGGAGTGGTTGCCGGACTGCGGCGCGTTGCCCCACGGGTCATCTGCGGGAGCGGTTCCGCGGTCCTGGTTGCCCGCGTAGCCGCTTCCCGTGCCGTTCCCGGACTTGGATGCCCGAGCGACCTTTGCGGTGGCGTAGCGGAGCGAGGGGCCGATCTCGTCGACCTCGAGTTCGATGACGGTGCGCTTCTCCCCTTCTCGGGTTTCGTACGACCGTTGCTTCAAACGCCCGGACACGAGGACGCGCATCCCCTTCGTGAGGGATTCAGCGACGTTCTCGGCTGCCTCGCGCCAGATCGTGCAGCGCATGAACAGTGCGTCGCCGTCCTTCCACTCGTTGGACTGGCGGTCGAATGTGCGTGGGGTGGATGCGACGGTGAAGTTCGCGACCGCGGCGCCGGCCGGGGTGAACCTGAGTTCGGGATCGGCGGTGAGGTTGCCGATGATCGTGAGTGTGGTTTCGCCTGCCATGTCTGCCTCCTACGGCTGAGAGATTGGTTTTGTGTCCCGGTCCGCGCCCGTGCGGTCGTGAGGTACGTACGGAGTCGGGGACGATTGATCTGGTTTGTGTCTGGTCTTGTTCTGGTGGTGTTGTTCTGGTGGGGGATCACCCGTGATCCCCAGACTTTGCGAAATGATCCCCAGACTTGTTCCAGATGATCCCTAGACTTTGTTGAAATGATCCCCAGACTTTTTGGGGCACTGCATTTCTGGGGATCATGTGTGATACCTAGACTGTTGTTATCCACACGGTGTTGGCGAAAGTCTGGGGATCACATGCGATCCGCAGACTCGGCAGACTCGTTCGGATCGAGCATCGGCAAATCCAGCAGATCCGAAGGCACCGTCAACCGGTACTCGTCCGCCTGATTCGCCCAGCGATTGCCCTGCTTCACGAGCACGACCAACCCGTACGAACGGAGCACCGCCATCGACCGCTTCACCGTCGGCTCCGACACACCCATCACCCGGGCGAGACGCTTCACACCCGGATGCACACGGCTGCCATCCGGATCCGCGTACGTCGCCAACATCAACGCCAGGAACTTCACGCCCGACGGGATCTCGACCCGACGAATGATCCGCTGCCAGTCGAACCGGTCGATCGGCTGCGGCCCATCGCCGAACGCCAGTTCTGCAGTCATAGCGGGAAGTCACCTCCTCTCGAACAGCTCGAATCACCACAAGGGCTTCTGCTCAGCACGTCCGCCGTTGTCGTCGAGCAGAGTCGGCCGGCCCCGCCACACCACCGGCTGCTCGACCGGCTCATCCCCCTGCGAGACAAGCCACCCGTTCACCAGGGCCTTCTCGCGGTTCGCTTCGATATGCGCATGGCAGGGCCAGCAGACCGCGAGCGCGTTGGACGGCGTGTTCGTCGACTTCCGGCGGCTCCCACCCATCCCCCGCGGCCGACGGTGATGAATCTGGTGGACCGCGTACAAGCACGAGGGACCGGCCATCACCTCACAGTTGCCGCCGGAGCGAGCCAGGATGATCTCCCGCACCGCATCGGGGAACCCGGTGTCGCGACTCATGCCACGTCCCTGGTTTCAGCCTTGCCCGTTGTAGCGGCCGCCTCGGCCTCACGAAGATGCCGGCCACGCCCAGAGATCAGATCCCCGAGCACTGTCGGCTGCCCGCCATCGGTGGTCGTGGGCGCACCGAGCATCTGATCCCGCTCCGCCGACCGATACAGCTCGATCAGACTCGCCGCGGTCGCATCCTCAGCGAGAGCCATGCCTCGCCACTCCTCCACCGACCGGCGCTCGACACCATCGTCGAGCCACTCCCGGATCGTTTGCGCCAGCTCGTGCCCCGGCTCAGGAATCACCGCACGCGCCAGAGACGGGATACGGGTCTTCGAGATCGACAGCCGATTGTCGAGATCCAGGTCGCCGATTACGTCGAACTCATACTCAATTCCGTCACGCTGGATCGGCTTCGTCCCAACCTTCTTCGGCTCCTTCTTCCCGCGGTCGTTCTCCTGAATCACGTACTCCGTCTTCGTTCGGAGGGTCGCGATCACGTGCCCCGGGTAGGTGAGGATCGCGTCGATCATTCGCTTCTCCTCCGGGCCCACCTCCTTCCATCCGGAGGTGAACTTGTTCGATCCGCTGCGGCGATCGACCTGCTCGAGCATTCCGTCGGTGCCCATCCAGTAGTGCGAGAGCGAATCGATCACCACGACACCGAACCCCACGCCGGCCGCCACACCGAGCGTCTCCACGAGCGACAGAGGCGAGTAGCGGTCAGGCGTGACAGTGTCGAACTGCCAGCCATTGATTCCGACGTACTTCGACGCGGAGCCACGCTCGGTGTCGATGACCGCGACACGGTCCGACAGCGAACTCGCGAGAGCAAGAGCGGTGTAGGTCTTCCCTGACCCGGACGGCCCACACAGGGCAATCCGAGCCTTACTGGCGGCCTTCGTGGCCGGTTCAAACTCGATCATGGATCCACTTCCTCGAAGTCAATGACTGGGTCGCCGGCGGCGATGGCGTGCGCGTTGGTGCGGGCGCGTTCGATCAGTTGGGAGTAGAAGCTGTGGGGAGCCGACTCAGGCCGGATGTCGTCCTCGACGTCATCGCCGCTCACCGCCGTTCCCCCGTCAGACGCAGGTTGTCCGGATGTGTGGCGAGTGGGCTTTGGCCGCCGGAGTAGTGGACGTACACCCAGCGTTCGTCGACGTGGGAGACGATCCCGACTTCAGTGGGTTTCCCGGTCGCGACGCTCAGGTAGACGACCCGCTTGCCGGTGTGCCGCCTGAACTGGTTGAGCGAGCACCGCTTCCACGACTCGGGTGGTGTTGATGGCAGCGGGCTCATCCGACGCTCACCACACCCCACCAAGCGACCGTCCCGATCGTCACACCGACCGATACGGCCCAGAAGAACGCGATCGTGCGATCCCAGGCGGCGGAGCGGCAGTCGCAGCGGAACTCCTCGACCGTTCCGAGGATGCGGTCATCGAGCGGCGCCGTCTCCGGGGCGAAGTCATACGTGCCGGCGTGGGTCATGACTGAGCCTCCGCCACGCGAGCGGCAGCCAGAAGCGCAGCGGCGACAGCGCGCGCCTCGCCCGCGGTCATTCGGACGTTCGCTGGGCCAAGTACTGCGCCAGGCCATGCGCCGACTATGAACTTGTCATCCACTGCGCTGAGCCTCCAGCCCGTGGTGCCACTCGGCAGCAGCTCGCCGACGGGCAGTTCGACGATCACTCGTCCGGCGCTCATGCCGTCACCTCTTCGGTCTTCACGAACACCCACGACGGGATGCGGTCGTTGCTTTCGCGGTGCAGGTGCCGTGACTTCGGCGGCATAGCGGCGCCCAGGCGGGCGTACGGATCTCGAACAGTCATCAGCTACTCCATTGGATTTGGCGATGGACACGATGGTCTGCGTCCACCGACACTTCGGTCAGGTGCAATCGCGTGGCGGTCAGGAAACCCCAGCCACCGGATACTCGCGGCCTTCCTTCTTGCACCACTCCTTCACTGCCCAGGCGTAGCCGTCCTTGACCACACCTGTCCCCAGCGCTTCCAGGTATGCCGTCTCCGCCCGGTCCCACGAGGCTTGCGCATCCGCCAGCCGCCTCTGCAGAAGCTCATCGGTGACGGCCCGTCGAATCTCGCCATCGGAGGACACCACGTGGCCGGCAGCCTTCGCGGCCCGGACCAGATCGCTGTACGCACCCAACATGTCCGCGTCATCCGCGAACATCGCGACCGCCACATCGGCGATTCGGTCGCCCAGTAGCTGATAGTCGGGCAGGTCGCCAACCTCGGTGGGGCGACTGCTCTTCTTGGTGGTGGTCTCGTTCGTCATGCTCAAACCTCTTTCTGGGATGGGGAAGCGACCGCGGCAGAACCATCTGCGGCGGGCTTCCACAAAGGGACTCAGTTGTTGCGGATGATCCGCGTGAGTTCGCGCTCGGTGATGCGGGCGACCCGCTGCATCTGCGCTGGCGACACCGGCTTGTAGACGACACCCGACAGTTCGTCGATCTGCTGGCGCAACTGCACACGCTCGAGCAGCGACAGGGCGGGACGCTTCTCCGCCAACTCAACCTCGAACTGCTCAACAGCGGTCACACCGCACCACCCGCGATCAGTCGCAACGGACGCTTGAACGGACGTTCCTCGAACGTCAGCGGCACAGAACGAAGCAGTCGCACTTTCGCGTCGTAGTGCTCAAGCAGCAGCGCACGATCCACGGCAGCCGATCGGGACAGGTAGAACTTCCGGACCGACGGCCAGATGAAGCGTTCCGTCTTGAATCGGTCGATGTACTCGCCGTCCGGATCCCATCCTGGCGGCGCCCAATCCGAGCGAAGGTGTCCAGCGAACCACGGCGCGTCATCGGGGTGCAGCGCGTCCAGCGGATACTCGACGTTGAGCTTCCACACGTAGTCGTTGCTCACGCAGCATCACCTTCAGCGAAGCCGTCGAACGCGATCTCCCAGATCCACGCCGGGTACGAGTTGACCTCACCGAACAGCTGGTGAGGAACCTTCACCGGCGTGATCCCGCGGGCCTTCGCGATCGACGACGCCTGCCGGCCAACCTTGTTCAGGAACTTCGTAGACGTGTTGGTGATGCGATTCAAGCGGGCATACCCGAGCGCCGAATACCAGTCGTGGCGCCCCTCGATCGCGTCGAGGCGGGCCTCGCTGCGATTTGCGATCTCCTTCGCCTCGGAAGCTTCCCGCTGCGCGACCTCAATCTGGTCGATCGCAGCGCGGAGGATATCGAGCTGGTTCGCCGGAGCTACTGCACGCGGATTGGCTGCCACACCTTCATGGAAGTAGCGGTCGAGCGCATCAGCCGCCTCCGCCTGGTAGGCGCGGAGATCAGCCCGCCTGTCTGTATCGACACGGTTTTCGTCGAGTGTCGCGAGCCACATGCCCGTGGTTCGCCGGTCGATGCCGACCATCTCGCGGGTCTTGCCGTCCGCGCCAACCGTGGCGATTTTCGCCACGGTTGCCCACGACTTGCCCTTGAGCTTGGTGAGCTGGGACGAGTAGTTGAGGCCAAAGAACTCGACCATCGGTCGTAGTGCCGTCAGCTTGCTCGCGGTGTCAACCTGCATTGGCATCGTGGATCCGGGGACCTGGATCTCAGCGAGTGCGTTACCGTCGTTCACGTTCTTCCTACTTTCTGAATGCTGTTGGTTGGACACGGCCGTCAGCTGGTGACTCAGCTGGCGGCCTTCTTGTTGCTCGCGAGCCGGATTCGGACCGGCGGCATCTCCGGCGAACCACCGTCGATCCACTCCTGCACTGCCGCTTCGGTGAACTGGTGCCGCCCTCCGCTCGGCCGTGGAAGGCCTTTGAGCGCGCCCGAGTTCGCCGCATTCCGGACTCGGTTCGGATGCCTACGCGTGATCGTCGCTACTTCGGAGACGTTCAGCGGGGTCTTAATCGTCGACATTCAGCCCCCTCACGCCGCGAGCTGATCGCTGACAGCGAACAGCGACTCAAACGGGACGTTGAACGTAAGGATCGCGCCGGCAATGAAAGCCGCCGACGGACTCGCTCCGTCCTTGATCCGCCGCAACGTGGCCCGGTCGCATCCGATTGCTCGCGCCGTCGTGGACTCATTCAGCGCATGGAGAGCCTGTAGCCGCTCCAGGGTCACGGTGTTGAGCTCGATACCCGCCATGGGACCTCCCTTCAAGGTGGTTAGAAACATAACCACCTTGGCGAGAATCCGCAACACGTAACTACATCGATGTGAGCCTCCGCGGCCAGATCTCCAGGTCGAACCACTTGCAGGTGTTGCAGAAATGCACCACACTGGGTCACATGGAAGCCACTCGCGCGCAAGCCTGGGTTGACGCGGTGAGCGATGGAGCATCACTCCGAGCCCTCGCCTCCGTCCTTGAGATCAACCACGTCACGGTGCGTCGACGGATCGAAGGCAAGGACGCCAGCCTGGCTGTCGACATTGCGCGGCACTACGGAGCGGACCCCATTGAAGGGCTGATTGCCTTCGGGGTGATCACAGGCGACGAGGCTAAGCGGGGGGGCGTTCAATTCGCCCTTACCGAGGCCAGCGACCTGCAGCTCGCCGAAGAGATGGTGCGGCGGATCAAAGCCGGTGTGCGCGTGTACAACGCGCCTCTCGTCGTTCCCGACGACGAACCGAAGACTGCGCCTGGACCGAGCTCCTCGCCGAAACATGCGAGCGGGGGATTCGCCGCAGGACTCGTCGCGGCCGGCAAGGCCGCTACAAGCAGCAAGCACGGGGAGGAAAAAGTGAGGACAGAAGCGGAAGACCTGATGCCGAAGTGAGCCTGCCGGACTGGAACACCGAAGGACTGCTCGACCCGGGGGCGCACGTCGCGACGCTCTCCGATATCTACGAGCGGATGGTGCTGGACGCATCCGGTCGAAGCAACCGCGAGCTGCTCTTCAGCTCTCTGAGTGCCTACCTGACACTGATCAAACGGTTCATCCCTAGTGGCACCGCTTGGATTGATGGAGGTCTAGCTATGCAACATTGCGATGAGCCGAACGACATCGACGTTGCAGTCATCCCCCGTGATCTCACTGCTCTCGACCGACTGAGTCACGACGACCAGGCTGGCCTCTACCGACTGATCACGCTCAACGATGTGATCATCGGTGATCCGGGCCCGATGCATCTGGACCGTGTTCAGCCGTTCGGTTGCGTGCTCGATGCGTTCCTCGTCGATCCCGACGATGATCACGCCTACTTCGAGAGTTGGTCGACCGTCAAGAAGCAAGGCCAGATCGTCGAAGGTGTCCGCAAAGGATTCGCGGCGGTGACCTGGTGAACCCGTTCTCCGAAGCTCGCCGCCGACACGAAAACACCGGGGGGTTTGGCGCGGCGCTCGTTCACGCATCTCTCGAAGCAGCCGAGCGGAAGTTCTTCCCGCGCCCGGAGTCGCGCTTGATCGTCGACATTGATGGCGCGCCAGTCACGCCGTACGATTCCGCCCGAATAACTATGGCAGTCATTGATGCGACCGCTATGTTCGGACGGAGTTTGATGGATCCGCAATCGCCGGTGACAAATGTTCACCCCGCGCACCGATCCAAGGTTGGATTAATTTCCGCTGGGTCATTCGGAAATTCACTGCATTTCACATTCCCGGACTGCGATACCGAATCTGATCCCGTTCTGTTCGTCGATCACGTCCAGACGCTGGCAGAAGCCGCAGCATGGTCGCTCGTCGAGTCGCTTCCGAGAGCGGTGGACGACGATGATGCGCTCGATGCGGTGCTATCCCTACCGGTGACTCAACGACGCGGCATCGAGCACCTCGTCAACGCCGTCGAATCCACTACACGCAGTCTCGGAGTCAGTGTTGCGATGGCGGATGGGGCTGGTGTCAGCTCGACCCTTTCCAAGCTTCAGGCCGATGTACTGAAGGACAGCCTGATGGAATCCCGAAGCCACGCCCGGATCATTACCGAGCACGGCATCCTAGATGGGATGCGAACACGTCGCCGAATCTTCTACCTCGAGCGTGAAGACATGCCAGTCCTACATGGTTCAATCGCCGATGAACTGATCGCAGATTTGCCGAAATACCTTTCCAAAAAGGTGGTCGCAACCCTTGAAGAGACGACAATTCAACGCGCTTCCGGCGTCATTGGGCGACCAACATATCGCCTGATTCGGATCAAACTCGAATACCCCGAAAACGAGCTATTCAGCCACATCGACATCTAGCTCGACGCAAGGAATTAAACCCACAAAAGTGAGGGCAGATGGCCAGCATCACAGCCTACGAGACAGCGAAAGGTAGACGATACCGAGTCCGATACCGGACTCCACAGGGCCGACAAACAGACAAGCGTGGGTTCGCCACAAAGAAGGCCGCCGAAGCGTTCGCAGCCACCGTGGAAGTCAAGAAACTCACAGGCCAGTACGTCTCCCACAGCGCAGGACGAGTCGTGTTCAAGGACCTCGCCGAAGACTGGGCGGCAGGCAAGGTCAACCTGAAGCCGACTTCAACGGAACGGAATCGGCAGTCCCTCGACAACCAAGTCTTACCCGCTTGGGGCGACGTCGCGGTTGGGGACATCACCCGCGCCGAGATACAACGATGGATCGCATCCATGGTCGACAAAGAGCTGTCCCCTTCCACGATCCGCAAGGCGCACAACGTACTGTCCGCAGTCCTCATGCTTGCGGTAACTGACAACAGGATCGCCTCCAATCCCGCGGAGACCGTGAGCCTTCCACGGCTCCGTAAGAAGCCCCAGCACCCGTTGACCCTGGATCAACTGATGACCTTCGCCGAGTACGCCGGATACGGCCGGCGTGCGGTGCTCGTAATGGGTCTCGTAGGCCCTCGGTGGGGCGAGATGGCGGCACTCAAGGCGAAGCGGTGGGACCCAGACCGGCGCCGGCTCCGGCTCGAGGAGTCGGTGACTGAGATTCAGGGAAAGCTCACGTGGGGCACCCCCAAGACGCACGAGGCGCGTTCACTCGCCGTCCCACCGTTCCTGGCGGACGAACTCGACGCTCTCACCAAAAGCCTCCGACCGGAGGATCTTCTGTTCCCGGCCCGTGGTGGTGGCGTGATGCGGAACAAGAATGCGCGCCGCGACTGGTTCGACCCGGCCGTGCTGAAACTGTTCCCCCCGGTCGAGGAACCCGCGGCGGGAGAGACTCCTGCCCCATCGGTGAACTTCACCCCCCACGATCTCCGGCACACGGCTGCCTCGATCGCGATAAGCCGCGGGGCGAACGTGAAGGCCGTGCAAAAGATGCTCGGGCACGCGACCGCAACGATGACCCTCGACCACTACGGGCACCTGTTCGACGACGATCTCGACGATGTTGCGGCCCGGATCGACCCGTTCAGTCAGCCGCACGGCACGGTCGTGAACCTTGCGTCCCGGCGTTCAGGCTCGTGA